GGTACTGATGTAACTTGATTGCCAATATAAGACATTTAAATCCTTAGTTTTACTCTATTTATTCGTTCTAGAAGGTGGCTCACCAGCAGGACAAGGATATTGTTCGTTTACTATTTTAATTATTTTATAAAAATCTGATTCTTTTCCAGGAATCTGATCTTTATCTATTGCTTCAAATAACAAATTGAACAGCACAGTAATATCAGGATATGCCTGATAACGATCATAAAAATGCTGCCAATATTCGCAAAATCTTTCTTGAAACTCCAGTTCGCTGAGTATTTCTTCTTTTGTTGGTGGTGGTAAACCACTAGGATCCTGATACTCACCAAAAACAAACTCACCATCTTGCTCAGATAAACCATACTGTGCTGCCGGTCTTAATGCACGTGCTGCTGTTTTATAATTACAATCAAGTTTGCCTTGACTATGATTAATCAAAAACTGCGAATAATAAATCTCTTCGTTGTTCATTCAATCACCTTTCATTTATAAATTTATACATTATGGCTTCTCAGGCCACTGTATGTTCCAAGGAAAACCTTCTTGCGACGACATATCACGCAGTGCTTGGCGATAGGTTGCCCATGCTGCTTTATCCACTGGTGAATCTTCCAGTTGTGTCCAATCGGATTCTGTCAATCTTTGATTGCGTGTGCGGCGAACAGCTTCACTTTGTTCAGCATCTTTTCTTGCATGATATGCTGCCTCTTGTTCAGCCGCAGTTTGATCGTCATTGTCAGTAAAGATTGGTCCTAACACATACTTAGTGAACCATTTTCCGTCAATTTGTTCAATGCCAGAAAATTGGCTGTATTGATATACTGTACCACCAGATGCTTGCGGTCCTTCGAATACAGGATCAACGCCGTTTGCTTCCATCCACTCAGTTGTCACCGGTGCTGGCGTTGATGGTATTGTACCACGCATAGCATGGTCTGTTGGAAAATATTCGCCTGTTGATTGTAATCTATATCCCATTTTTTTTTCCTTTTTTATGTTTAAGCTATAGCCCAATACCAAACACGTGGGTCAGATATGTATATGTCCCCGTCGCCGCTACCAATCACTATGATGTCATTCGCAAACCACATCCCTTGATAGCCGTTAGTTCCCATAGAAGTTCCAGATGTCCATGTGATACCATCAGCGGAATACCAGATAGCAGGTGCCGAACTCTGAACCACAAATCTATACGAAGCCCACACAATATTTGTCAGCGTCCCTGTCAGTCCTGTTCTGGCAGTCCAAGTCACAAAATCCGGTGAAGTCCTGACGGTTCCACTTACGCCGACCACTACGTAAAGTCCTGCTCCGAAAGCCACTCCTCTTAAATCGTTAGTGGTACCACTTGTACGAACGGTGAATGTGACACCATCCGCTGAAGTCACAATAGTTCCGCTATTTCCAACAATAACCAAATTATTGTTTAATAACCTGATTTGTCTTAAAACATTAGTGGTGCCTGATGATACGGACGACCAAGTGATGCCATCGGTAGACGATAAAACAGTTCCGCCATTACCGACCGCCCAATATTTTCCAAAGGCATACGCAGCACTATTCAACGCCACCGACACGCCACTGGTACGGGAAGTCCAAGTGATTGCATCTGGGGATGTGGCTATAGCACCACTGCCACCAACCACAACATACAATCCATTACCGAACGTTACTCCATTACCCGTACCTATGACGCTAGTAACAGTAGTCCAACCATATCCGGTAACAGAACGGGATACATTTCCCCCCGAACTAATCGCCACCCACAGTCCACCACCATAAACGATGTCACTCAAAGTCAGCACGCCATCTACGCCAGCTTGATCATTCATGACTTGACCATATCCTACATTTAGATCATCTGGTGCGGTGGCGGAAATTTCGAATCCACCAGAATACGGATCAATATAATCAGTCGCAGTATTCTCCGCTGCCGTGCTGTCCGTTGCTAACCAAGGATCGTTTCCGGATGAGATGCCACGGGCGGAATCATATACGTACCAAGGACGACTGGCATTGAAATTTTTCAGCATTATGAACCGAGCGCCACTGGTGAAACCACAATCCACTTGTTGTGATGTTCCCACTCCTAGACCGACGTAGTAAGACAAGTTAACAACACCCGGAATGTTGCCCATGAGATAAGCAACATAACTTACCCCATTAGAGTTCGTATCCGCAGAAGCTCCCACGGAAAAAACGGATGTTGTGGGCACCGTGTTGTTCCATCTTGTGGGAGAACCAGTTACACCTGTATTATTGTCTAAGGATCCATAAGAACCTGGTCCAGTCATTTGAGTATAAACGACCCAGTTGTCGGCCGTAGATGTCTCTTTCACCCACATCATTTGAGGCACTACACCTAGATTGTGGCTGATAGTTCGGGCATTACCGGTGCCAGTATATGTAACAATATCAAGGAATCCAGGAGCACGTTTGAAGGCTTCAACGATTTGGTTATTTACAACAGTGCTTATGTTCAATTGAGAAGTTGCATCATTACCAACACCAAATCCATTCATGTCAGAAAATGCAGTGCCATATACTGTTGTAGGAGACATCAAAGAGTCAGCATCAGTAACTCCTGCTGCGGTAGCGCCAGTAGTTAAGTATTGATTATTTCTCAGTCTGTCACCAACAACGAATCCAGTAACCGCTGTTGAACTCCTTTGACGAGCCATAATCATGTCAGTCAAAATATTGGTTATCACTCGGCGATTATCAACGTTAGTGCCAGTATATACGACTGGCTGAAACACCTCGGTGCCACTCGTCGGTGTTCGCATAGGACCACGACGGATGGCGATGTAGATGTAAGTAGAATTGAGTTCGTTGACCTTATTATTATTTGAAGCTATCGTAAAACCGGTTGCTGATGGGCTTATTGTTCCACTAAAAAAATTGTTCTCAGCATCGGTAAGGTTAGCCAAAAGGTCTCTTCTTGTCGAACCAGCATCTCTGGCTATTGAACCCCTCATATTATCGGTAATAACCCAATCATTTGGTGTACCACTTGCGATCTTAATTAACACCCATTGAGGTTCATAACCTAAGGTAATGGTCGGGCCGGGGTCGGCGCCCGTTCCAGTATAGCTGCCGCAGGTAATTACATTGTCCGTACCGGTAGCGCCAAATCCACCTGCGTCGTGGGCGAATAGGTAGGCAACGTAAGTGCTACCATTTCCGTTTACGCCCACATTTGTACCAACGCTAAAAACTGTTGCCGTGGGCGCTGTATCATTCCAAACTGTAGAGCTGGCCAAAGCCGTAATATTTTGCTCAAGAGATAAATCTTGAGTCGCCCCTAACGACCGATGATATACACGCCAACCCCCTGTATTATTCAAACGTTTAACAATAATACATCCCGGCACAGAACCAAGGTTATGCGCTACGGTTCTACCGGCAACACCATTCCCAGTATAAGTTACCACATCAAAGAACTTGGCTTGTTTTCGGAATGTCCATGAGGCGTAAACATCGCCACCGTTGTTATAATCTGCATCTGCATCAATAGTGAATCCTGTAGAATTAAAAGAAGTAAGTCCTGTTGATTCGGTTGCCTCAGCACCATCTGAAGAAGAATTCAAAGACTTAGTTGCACCTCTTGTAGTATCAGTAAAACGATGACCAGTAACTCCGCTGCGGCTTTTGATCCAAACTAGACCACCAAAACCAGTGCCGGTAGTTATAGAAACCAAACTAGACGTTAAATTGCCTGTTGTTTCCGTTGCTATAGATGTAGTATTACTGAATGTGGTTGCGGTGTTATTGAGACCGGCTGCGGAATTAGCTAAAGTAGCCGCTGAGTTTGTTAGTGAACTTGCTTCATACATCAAGAAAGAACCTGCTGATGAATATCCTCCTGTGCCAGAACCATCTCCTGGCAATTTAGCTAATATAGTGACATACTTACCACCGGCTTCAGCTTGGCCATTTCCACAAATATATACCATGCCGCTCGTATCTACTGCTACCGATGTTCCTTGAAAACTAGTTGCAGAAAAACCAAGTCTTCTTTGCCATTGAAGAACACCAGATGTGTCATATTTGACAATTAGCATTCTGTTACTACCGCTTGGACTATCACCAGAATAACCATTCACATACACATTTCCACTGCCATCTACCGCTGCTGACATACCAAAACTTGTTTTAAGATCAGTGCCAAGTCTTCTTTGCCATTGAAGAACACCGGAGGTATTATACTTCGCAATGATAAAATCATTGTAATCGATGTTATTAGTGTTTGAAAAAGCGGAAACGTAAACATTACCGCTACTGTCTACTGCTACACCTTGTCCCCTGTCACTGGTACTTGACCCAGTAAGTCTTCTTTGCCATTGAAGAACCCCATTCGTATCATATTTGGCGGTAAGAAGTCTATCATTAGTGCTAACAACTTCTTGACCTGTAATATAGCAATTACCACTAGAATCTACTGCGATATCACGACCAAAATTAAATGCAGTTCCACCTAAACCAAGGCTTCTTTGCCATTGAATTGCACCTGTTGTGTCATATTTGGCAAGTTGAACATCAAATCCCCCGGCAACGTTACCCGTATAACCAACAACGTATATGTTGCCAGAGCCATCTGTTTTTATTCCTTCTGCGGTTTGTGCGGCAGTGGTGTTACCAAGTCTTACTTGCCACTGAAGTGTTCCTGAAGGATTGTATTTGGCAATAAGAAAATCATCAGTCGCCGGTGATCCTTGTGTTGACCCTCCACACACATAAACATTATTATTATTATCTACGCTTACAGCATAACCGCTGCTGTTATTAGCGCCGCCAATTGATTTTTGCCATTGAAAAATTCCAGAAGAATTATACTTGGCGATAAAAAGTTCTGTGCTAAGTGTGGTGTTTAATTCTCCACAAACATAGACATTGCCGCCACCATCCACTGCTACTGATCTACCATAAGTGCTTGTCGTAGTTGATGGTATGCTAAGAGTTGTAATCCAGCCTGATGATGTTGCTCCATCACCTAAACGAATGTTATTTGGAATACTTTGTGTTGTACCTGTTCCAGTATAAAGATATGTGGAATAAACATCTTCTACATAAACAGCCTCAGGTGCAGCAGGTGCCGATGGAAATGGAAAACGTCTAAGGCTTACTCTATTTAAAGTAATTCTTCTACCAGTAAATCTAGGCTGATTGTTCAGCCTGCCAGTTAAACCTGCTCTTTTTAAACTCATTCTTAATAGACTTCAGTACCAAATGCAGAAAATGCTAACAATGAACTGTTTGCATTGACTGACACAATTGAGCCGGCATTGAGTGTCACACCAAGTGATAGCGTTACAGTATCTCTACCTGGAACATTGACTCCATAGGCAAGATAACTAGCGTTTGATACAGCAGCACTTGAAGTGTTTACTGCGATTCTAAATGCTCCACCGTTTGCCGCACCTTCGTCAAGGTTTGCAATAGTAATCGATGAAAGAATCGCAGAGTTACTTGTAGGAACTGTATAGAGAGTCGTCAGCACATTGGCTGTAGGGTTTCTTTGTCCTAAAATTGTATAATTTCTTGGCATTTATTTTTCCTTTTACATTCCACCAAACAAAAATGCGTCATCGAAGATGTCTGGAGGTGATACGATATTATTTCCAGAAACGGCGTTATTTGCAATTAAATTACCTGTGATTGTACGAACTGCAATTGAGTTGCCAGCAATAGTGGCAGAAGCAAACAAATTGCCTGTGAGTGTGCCAACTGCAATTGAGTTGCCAGCAATCGTGTTATTTGCAACAAGATTGCCAGTAATCGCACCAGTAGCAATATTGTTGCCGCTAATCGCAGTTTGACCTAATTTAGGTCCTGTGATGCTACCATCAGAAACGTCTGTTACAATGACGGCGCCTGGAGCAATCTTATCACTCGTAACGGAATTTGTGGCAAGTTGTGCTTCACCAACCGCACCAGGCTGAATTTGAGATGATGTGACTTGATTGAATGTCAATGTGATTGGTGAAGTATAATTCACCAAAATGTTTTCAGTGCCTAATGATGGGGCTTCAGTAAATGTTACGACACCAGCAGAAACATTATACGAAGTAATTGGTGTCTGTAATACGCTATTGACAACAACTAGAATTGCATTGGCATCATCAAGGGTTCTTGACAAAGTAAACTGAGTGCAAGCACCAGTACCGCTAAACTTATCTACTTTAGCAGTAAAGACATTGACTTCAGGGCTATTGCCAATGTATGCCATTAAGTGACCTCCAGAACCGAAACGATAACATCAGCAGCAGAAGCAATTGATGTATTGACTTGTAGATAATCACCTGCTTCAAGCACCAATTTTTGATCTCCGCCAACTGGAACTAATGCACCACCAGGAGCAATTGTCGCATCTTTGACAAGATAAACATTGTTGGTAATATTACCACCGCTGAGAATGACATTCGCAGAAATTGGTGACGGGGTAATATTGGCAATTGTCATGCCAATCACGGTCGCTTGCACACCAGCGCCTGCCGCATAGGCATTCTGTGCCGTGGTTCCAGCAGCCTTGAGTGTTTGATTTTTAAAAGTGTTGGCCATTCAAATCCTCTAATTTTACAGTTTGAATCTATTTATCTTATCCTAGGGCAATCGCAAATGCTAGAGCATCATCAACAATAGAATTATTTCCAGTTACGGTAAAGTCACCACCGACAACCAAGTTTGTGTTGGCGTAAAAAGTGCCACCAACGCCGTTAGTCAGATTATTTGCAACTGCAATCAAATCTTGAGTTGCAACAAGCCATTGCTGAAAGGTGTTTGCTGTTGTTACCTGTTTAATATTTGCTGGCATTTTTATCCTCTACTTGCAATTTGTTGCAATAATAGTTTTATCTCTTGAAAATCACTCTTCAAGGAAGCAATCTCTTCGTTCAAGTGTTGAATATTGTCTTTCATTTGTTTCTTGTTTCTGTGTTCAAATAACTTTTCTTTATCAACACTTATAATTGCTTGACTTGAAGCATCTCTTACGAGATTATTATGATCTTTTACTTTATACATCATGACAGTGCAATTGCCCTCAGATTCTTAGCCGTTGGTGCATTGGCTGGGTTCGTCGAATAAAGCACAATCTTGATTGCAAATGTTCTAAAGTTTGTATAAGTCACACCACCTGATGAATAGCTGACACCATTAACCTTATACTCATAATCATAGTATTCGGTTGGGTTTTGATTCGTCGAAGATGTTCCGTTAAGAGTCATCAATGTCCAAGGTTTATTTTCAAGTTTGTCTGAATCAGTTGCCGCTTGAACACGGTAATAAACTTGAATCGAAGAACCTTGTGGCAAGTTTTCTTGTAGATATACTCTCAGAGATGTGGCATCGAAACCATCATTTAGCGTAACTTTTCTTGTGATATACTTAGACAAAGCACCACCACCAGATGATAATGTTTCTGGGAAAGAAACCACATTCGCTGACGCCGAACTTTCTAACAAGTTTTTGATAACAACATAATTTGAACTTGAGACATCAACATAAGGTGAAATGTCTGGATTAGTTGTTATCATTCTAATTTTGACATTGGCATCAGTTGCCGCATTGATCGTCTTTCTTTGATCTAATGAAATATTACGATTAGGAATTATTCCAACATAATCACTCAAAACTCCAGCACCATTATTTTTCGTAGACAAATCAAATGAAATGTTTGCCGCTGCTGCTACAGTATCAAAAGGAATGCTGACCTTTGCAACATCATACAACTGATCATATCCAAGAGCAACAGGAGTTAGAATAGCAGTTTGATTTGTGTTTGTAGTAAACTCACATTTATTCAAAACAAAACAAATGTCGGTAGACTGTTCTGGTGTCCATGTAGATGCGTTTTGTGATTTGAAGAAAGAGCCGATGTATGGTTGAGATACAATTGGTCCAGTTCCATCAATTCGTCGTTGACCAACAGTTCCAACATAAACGTTATATGCATCAGACTGTGCCATAACAACAAAAGAATACTCATCTGGTTCCAAGTAAATTGGTGAATCAAAAGTAAATCTTGTTGCAACAGGAGTATTTGCTGTAACAGGTAGATTTACTTGACTAGGATTCAGAGTTACTCTTGAACCAGGAATAACATTTTCTGAATCTGGGAACCCATTGACACTTGGTCGAAGTTCAACTTCAACTGGAATGCCAGAATTGTCTTTCGTTGCGAAATAAAGATCAATGCTCGAAACAAAGATACCGTTTGGATTTGTAAACTCATTAACAAAGAATGTTTGCGCTAGTGGATCACCTTGCTGACATTTTTCATTATTTGCTTTTGCTGCCGCTTTGAATGCCTCTGTCAGTTTTTCCGTAGAAACTCCACTTGCTGCAACAGAAACCCAATAATTGTGTCCATCTTTATCAGGTAATCTACCTAATTCATTTTTATAAAGATTAACAATCGTATCATTTGCAGCATTAGCACGTGTTGAAGCTGTTCCGGCATCTGTTGATGTCCAGGCACTTCCTGTTAAATCTTGAACCGCTTTTTTAAAGTCACTAGTTCCATTAATTCTTGTACCACCTGTAGCGGCAGCCGCACCAACTGCAACACTCGTTGTGTATGTGGGATCGCTGCTATCGATATAGATGCCGGGTGCTGGCGGTCCAACCGTAGGATCTCCTCCAATTACAGTCAAATTGGTTACTGGTTTTTTCTTTTTCTTCTTTTTCTTTTTCTTGTTAGGGAAAGCAGTATAGAAGTATGTCTCAGCAAAAGTGGTGACATTTTCCATGCTCAAACGACTGTCACAGAAGTATAGATGCTTTTCTCCTGCCACAAACTTATTATCATCATCATAAGGCAATGTGAACTGACCTTTTGCATAACCATTAGTATTTGTGACCAAAGCCTCTGTAGTGTATGTATTTGAAGAAACATTATAATTTCTCAAATAACTTCCAATATGTCTTGAGTCAACATACAGAGTCATTTCAGTATTTGGCCTCATGCCAAACAATTCAAAATTGATTACATTATTAGCACTATAAACGTATATCTTATCTTCAACAATTGCGCTATCTTCACTTCTTATTCTTCCGTCGGTTGTTGAATTGAGTTGTTGCCCTGATGTTGAAAAATAAGTGTAAACTGTAAGGTTATCGTCAGGATATCCTAAAAGGCTCCAGTTATTCCAAGCCGAACCTATAAAATTATTTGAGTAGAGATAATTATCTAAGTTTTTATTTTTGTTTACTACAACATCAGGTCTAGCTGAAAAGTTTACCCATGTTCCAGTATCTTTTGGCAACTTCACATAACCAATAAAGCCAATCACGTTGAATGGGTTTACATTAGTTGTTCCAGAAGCCACATTTTGTGTGATATATGGAACAGAAGTGTAAGTCAGAGTAAGTAAATTACTTGTAACCGCTAATGTATTACTTGAAATGATCAACGAAGTTGCATTACTTTCGAATCTAGGTCTGAGAATCTCATTATCATAGTCAATTGAACACTTATAATCAGGATTAAAAACATCACCTATACCGTGACCTTTGAAAGGATCAACGATAAAACCATTATTGAATAGTTGATTATCACGATCATCGTAGTAAGTTGTGGTTGCGATATCTTTTTCCAAAAGATTCAGTGCGGTGTAGTATTCAACCCTTGTTAAGCGGTTATCAATAGCACCAATGTCTTTCATTGTGTAACGTCTATTGTTTTGAATATTCAATGAAACATTACTAACTTCGTATGTGTATGGTTGAATAGTCAAAGTACAAAGAGTCATTGCATCTATTTCATCATTTGGTACAGGTGGATTTGTCGCTGCACTTACACCTTCAATTACCTTGAAACTTTCATCACTCTTTATTACAACTTTATCTGTTCTTCCAAGATAATATTCCAAATCGGTGTCAACAGACCCAATAAGTGAATCTACAATTTGCTGTGAAGCAAATGACATTGAAAGATTGGAGTAGACATTCGATGTCGCATTTGCCGTTCTGATTGGTCTAAAGTCTATTGAATCTCTTAGATCGATGATTGTACCGTTTGTTTTTGTATAACTTGGAATTGTATTATACGATGGATAAGATTGTGTGTCAAAGAATCCTACACCCGAATGAGTGTAACGGTTGAACACGACCATTGTATTACCGGTGTTTACGGTAGCACCAGTCTTCAATTTGATCGTAGCATGGTCATAAAAACTATCTCTTTGGCCAAGATCAACATCAAAACTTCCAACCACGTTCACATTAGCATTTGATGCCGTATTAGAACCAGTAGCAATGTAAATAGCAGACACATTGATTACATCAGCATAACCTAAAGAGAATGTGTTTGCTGAATCTAACACCGTGAAGTATTTGATGTTGTTTGAAGATAAAGTTTTAGTTCTTCTAACGGCCGCCGTGATATCAAGTGTGGTTAAAATATCTGCTGTACCGTTGAATGTGGCATCACCCAAATTGATATTGAGTGTTGCTGGATTGCCCACTGATGGTGTAGGCACACTAATGTATGTACCACCACTTAAATTGACCCAAGTAAAGTTTGGAAATGAACCTGTGCCACCTGTACGAATACAAATAGCGTAGTTTCTTTGTAGATTTGCTCCACTCACATCCTTGAATCTTTCTGTACCATCGTTTGTTTGAACAGATGCTACACCTGCAACAAACGAAACAGATTTGAATACTCGTTTGGCGTTATAATTGACTTGAGAGAACTGTTTGATTACATCATAAGATGCTTCAAAAACGGATGCATCATACGAAGTGTCAGTTAGATAAGCCGATCTAAATGTGAGTGATTGTAATGTATTATTACCAACAGGATTGCCACTTACAGTAACGTCATTACCATTAATAGCAGTTACGTAAGTTGGAAACGAAATATTTGTACCCGAAACTTCCATACCGACAGTAACGCCAGTTGAACTTGCCAAATTAATTACATTTGAGTATGAATAGTTTGAACCATTGATTGTTCTTACGATTGTGGAACTTGATTCAATGTTACACGTAGCATTCACAGATGTGGCATTTCCAGCAATAATGCAACGAGTTAAATCTATTGGAGTATTACTTGTTTTTACAATATTGAACAAGTGTAACTTATAAACTGATGTAGAACCGTTACCACTTACATATTCAAGATTTTTTGGATATGCTTCAGCAATTTTTGTTGATGCGCTAAAAGAGCCTGTGTTTCTATGCAGTTCAAGTTTTTCGGCAGTAGAAAAGTTTATGACGGCACCATTAGCGGTTGTCACATAAAAATAATTACCATAGTAAGCAGGCACATCATAACCCGAAACTGTTTCAGTATCACGGGCTTTATTAATGATAAGTGAGTTTGTTGATATTGGCTCAACCTCATATCCTAGAATGTAAGCCTTTCCTGGGCTCACATCTAACACGAATGTTGTGTTTGCAGTATCAGTAAACTTTTCTGGTGTAACTCTAGGTTCTAAACCATTTACTCTATAATTTCCAGATTCGTCAAATGTTCTTCGTGCAAGTGTCTTTGATAAAACTGAGTAGTCTGTTTTTTGAACGTTCTTTACCAGTTCGCCATTTCTATAACGAGCAATTTCAATATATTTTTCACTGGTCAAATCAGGTATCGACTGATTAGGATCAATTTCTTTTGCACTTAATGATAATGAAACTTTGTATCTATCTGCACCCGGTGCAATGTAGTTTGATGCACCTATTGCGGGATCAAGTAATGAAGAGTCGGCTGAAGAAGTTACAATAGTTTCAGCAACATCAAATCCGACTGTTACATTCGCATTGTTTGTATATTTTGAAACAGTGACAGTTTGACTAGCATTTTTAACGAAAATACCATTAGTAAAGAATACGCCTTCTGCAATCGAAAATAGTCTTCCGATAGTAGAAGATTCTGTAGAAGAGGTTAAAACATTACCGACTAGATTTGAAGAAGCTAGATCGGCAGTTGAGTATATTCTTAAAGTTTCTGAATTGGCAATCGAACCGTTAGAATTGAGTGAAGAAATTCCTGATGTTTTTATGAACTTTACAAGCAGTGTATTAGGATCAACAGTATCCGCAACTTCAGCTTTTTTGATTTTATAAACAGCGTTACTACTATTAGCTACCGCATAATAACCGTCATAGGTAGAAATATCAATTGTGGTGTTACCGAAAGTTGGTTGAAGTTTTACGGAAATAGCATCTTCATCAAATGTTTCACCACCAGTTACTATTGAACCTTCTTTAAAAATGTTCTTACCAAAACGGTCAATTTGATTCTGAAGAATAGTTTGTGATTGTGTCAATTCACGTGCTTGTACAGCACGACCAGGTCTAAACAAGATTCTATGAAAGTTTTTATCTTCATCGAAATCGTCATAGTAAGGATTTGTATTAAAGTTTAATGCCATGTCTAACCTTTAGAATTGTATAATAAATCTGATGTTTTCAGCTTGGCCATCTTCTCTCTCTATCTTTTGAATATTTTCAACATATAAAATATCACCAGAATAAGGTTCGAACTCAGGATTTGCAGAAGCCACTAGTGTTCTTGATGTGCCTGATGTTGTGCCAATTACTGAAAGACCCACAACAAAACTACCTTTTACTTGAGTAACTTTTACCGTTGTTGCGGTTTGCGAATAAACAAAACCATACGCTACAGTATTATTAGCGGTCACTTGATACACATATTCATTTAGAGTATATGAAGGACCTGGTGTAAGTGTCAGAGTTCTTGCCTGACTTATAACTACATTTGCTGTTGAATTGTTTGCAGCCGCCGATTGACCATATTTATGTGGGTTTCTAAGAAGACCGAATTGTCTAAAAGAAGTGTCTGTCGAAATTAAACCACTTTCAGTTGAATCAACTTGACCAATCACACTTGTTAATACTACGTTTTTGGCCAGCAAATCTTCTGCTGGATTTTTAGCATGTCCATATTTTGGTGCAATGATTGCTCTAGCGTTAGCACCTGTACCTGAACCAAATATCAGAACGTTAGCACGTGAATAACCGGTACCAATTGTTGTGATTGTAATTTTAGAAATCTGACCGTTTGCTAGTGTTGCGGATCCGGCCGCATTGATTCCATCACCGTCAAAATAGATGCGGGTTGCAATTGATAAATTAGAACCGTTACCGCCACCGTTTGCTGTGGCAGGTGATGATAGAGTAATCTTATTATTAGGTGTATCAAGAACTGAAATAATTGCACCAGTTGGTATGCCAGTACCAGTTACGGTCATGTTTGCGGCAATATTTGTTGTATTTGCCACAGTAAGAATTGAACAGCCCGTTATAAAAGGTGTCACACCAATACTTGTATCATAATATCCGGAACCACCGCTAGTGATTACAACTGTTGTCAACTCTCCTTCTACAACACCAGTATCACTTAAACTATAATCTGATAGATCACTAGTTTGTGTGTTTCTTGTTGGTGTAGGAATCCAATCGGCGTTCAAGAACTTATTCGAGGATTTGACATTAAACATGTACTTCCAAATATAACCATCGGCAGTCGAAATCGCACCGTTAGAGGTTGAATAATCACCAGTAGGCTCTACTGTTGAGTTGGAAGAAAAATTATTTGACAAACACTTATACACATTTTTAGCTGATGTAATAATATAAAATGGTTTCAGATTTTGTGTTGTATTTCCAGCAATCAAATCTGATAAAGCAATCGTATCGTCATATTGACGGTATTTTGTATTTGCAGTCCAATTTACTCTTGGAATAACAAGTTCCACATCAGTTGCGGTAACTTTTTTTGCCGCAAACATATTGTCCCAAACAGACTTTTCACTTGAAATGGTTTCAACAATACTCGATGGTGAAGATTCATTGGAATAAGGTGTATGATTTCCAATGAAAATGTACTGTATAGACGGATCCGAGTCGCTGAAAGAGTTTTTAAATCTCTCAGCGTTGTCTAGCGAAAGTTTCTCTGATGTATAGTTTAGCGCCATAAGTTTTATTTATGTGATAATAATCAATGTCTGTGCAGATGAATTGCTCGTAAATGCACTTGAGACTGTCAATGAGGTGTTGCTAACAATAGCATTAATTGTACGTATTTGATTATTTATAGAGATTTGTGTACCAATTGAAATGATACCTAAGCTATTTGCAACATTAAACTTGGTAGAAGTGCCCGTAACAATAATTGAGTTTGCATTTGTTGAGACTAAACCAGAGATTGTTTGAGCCACTGTAGATTCTACGGCAAGTGTCAATTCGACTGGTCTTGAAAGTGGATACTCAGCATAGTTTTTGAAGCCTGCTGGGTGCAACAAATCTTTTAATATGTTTGCATACTTAGAAAACTCTGTAGCGACCGAAGTTACGTAGGTGAAGTCAATATAGTAGTCAAGCCCTTCTATCTTCCTATCTAACGAAGATATGATACCATCAGAGCCAACCCATTTACCTGGGAATGAAACATACGATCTTTCAATTTGCGCTTCAGCGGTGGCTGTACCATCACCACGGTTTGACAAATCGATAGTTGGAATAAACTGATAACCTACACCTGGATTTGTTATCTTAATTTTAGTGATTGAGCCAGCAACACCCGAAGAGTTAATGCCTAGTCTTTCACCATCACCCATTAGAGATGTGATCTGTAGGTTCGCATTAGCACCTGTCGTTGAAGAAACTATAATAGATGGAAAATTGTTTTGAACATAACCTTGTCCGCCAATCAGATAACGATCAAAAACACCAACTCTTCTTTCCGTTGAGGTTCTTGTAAATGCCACGTTTACGTTTAATGATGTTGCTGATAAAATAGAGTTGACATATCGTGCCTCAGAATTGATCATAATCTGATCACCAACGGCTAACTCATTAGTGAAGTTTGTACCTATTCCAACAACTACTACATTACCTGATGTTGTATTTGCATTACCACTAATTCTTGATGGCTGAATTTCAATTTTTGTGATTGCACCTGAAGCATTTGTATTTGTAACTGCTGCTGCGAAACCTATGCCATAAGTTCCTGTTGGATTAGCACTAATGATGATTTCGTCGCCTATTTTGTAATTACTGCCACCAGAAACAATATTAATTCTACCAATTGAACCAAAAGACTTTATGTCAAAGGTATTTGCATATTTTGCACCATCTGCCTCAATTGTCAGATTTGAGGTATCTGTTCCTGAGTAAAGAATAGTAACGTTGGTCATAGGACCAATGTCTGTAATCGTAAACTTAGAAAATGCATCAATCAGTCTTGTTGCAATGTTTTCACCAGAAGGTATTACATTTGAAGGAAAACCATAGTTGCTATTTGAAAGAACTATATTTGCATATGTGTTGATCGTATCTGTAAAAAGCGTGTACGAATTGGCTGAATTTGCACCCGAAGTATCAATTGCACCGGAAGCAAGAGTAATTGTACCATCATCGTTGAACGCTGTTATGATGCCACCAAGTGCAAAACCAGCGCCACCATAACCAACGTTTGCGGAGTCGGCAAAGCCAATAGAAACTTCGCTGACAATTGCTTCAGCGGGAGTTTGCGGTGCACCACCAATAATCGTTACAGGATCACCGACATTATAACTAGCACCAGCAGCCGTCACAGTAATTGAACTAAGCGTTGCTACGGTATCTGATCTAATGGTAATAAGTGTTTCACCATCATCGGCAAAAATATCTGTGGTAATTATTTCAGCATTCAAAAAATTGCCAAGAAGTGTCGCATCATCAATGTACAACTCAATTGAAGTTTGTTGAGTGATCAATCGTGGTGCCGCACGTTCAACAATCGCAGTTGCACCAGAAGTTAAGCCAGTAATTTTTCTGTTTGTAAAAAGCGTTTCGTCAAAGTCGTCGTAAGTAACTTTAATTTCTGCATTACTTGCCGGCGCTGAGTTGAAAACAATTCTTTTGGCTTCTTTTTGTATATAAAAGCCCGTAGTAGTTATTACATTGTTTACGTAAACGGTAACATCCGACTCAGTGGCTTGTTGTGGTAAAGTAAATATCTTTGTTGTACCGTCACCCACATAATAAGAATAAACTTCATTGTCAATACGAACAACGTTTTCTACTGTCCACTTACCGTCAGACGCACGAAGAATATTATCTTTAGGAAAAGTTATGTTGACTTCTGTGCCATAAAGAAGTCTGAACAAGAGTTCAAATGACTTGATGCTACCTTTTGTTAGGTAAAGAGGTAAAACCTTCTTTATCAGAAATGCTTTATCGACAACGGCATCTTGAGGAACCAAAGGCGCATAAGTGTTGATAAAATTAGTCTGAAACTGTTCGATTGAATCATCAACATCAGATATGTTACGAAGTTTCTTTGCCTGAGTGATCAGATCGTTAATTTCAGTTCCTTGCTTTTGCTCAAGAAACTCATAATAGGCTTCTAAAAAAGCAACGAAAGTAGGATAATCTTCTCTGACAAACTCAGGAAGTTGACGATCAACAAGTAACGATGTTTTTAAATCTGTGGTCATTACGTCGCCATTTTTTCGAGCGTTGTTACAATTGATGTTGCATCGGCATCATCAATAGTTATGATTACATTTCTTGACGATTCAATTACACCTTCTTCTGAAACTGCCGTTAGTCGTAGTAATCCATCAGATGCCGAAACCGAAAGTATTTTTAGATCGTTGAGTTGAATGATACCGGTATCATAATAGATTTCACCAACACTAGCATCGACGATTTGTCTATTCGCATTTTCATCATAATAAATGACTCTCAGTGTACCAACTTTCGAATCAATTACTGCTGTAGCTGAGCCACTAAAACCTCCACCACCAGTAATTGTTACTGTAGCACGTGTATAATCAGTGCCACGATTCGTCATAACGATTTGTGTAATTCTACCACTTTCGATGATTGCTTCGGCTGTTGCTCCTGTGCCGTCACCGGAAATTGTGACTGTTGGTGTTGAAGTGTAGCCATAACCGGCATTTACGATTTCAATAGAAGAAACGCCCGTAAACGATTGTGGTATTTCTTCAATAATTGCTGTTCTGCTAACACCTGTTGCATCAAAAACAGAAAACTCGGTTGTGGTTAATCGATCTGCAAGTGTACCCCTCTTAATAGGTACACCAAAGTTTATGGTGTAATTTGAACTTACACCAAGTTCTGGTGTAACTCGTTTTTGAAGTTTTAATATTGTTTCAGAGCCAATGATTGAATTAGTATCTACGCTATCGACTTGATCTTGTAGTTTTGAAAGTGCAAATATGGCATCGAACTTATTCAAGAATGTTTGTTTGTAGCTAATAATTGTGTTTCTAATCTGCGTAGACAACTGAGTTTCGGTCAGTGTAGTTTTTTTCGAATCATATCTTACATGATTATTAAGCAGAATATAAAGATAATCGGGATCTCTAATCTCTGTACTTACAGAAATGATTGATTTTGGACTAATAATTTCATCAATGATTCTTTGTTTCTCCGCTTCACTTATATAATAGTTATCTTTCGGTTTAAGTGAAACGAACACTTTACCATAAACCGGAGGTATTTCATCCTCACCACCCCATACAGATAACGAACTGATTGATGGGTAGTTTTTCTTGATATATGCTTCGTAATCTTTTGTTGTGACTAAACGATTCTGTGTAGTATATTGAAGCGGTGCTGAAAACTTAATTTCATCTACACTCTCACGTTCTGCACCACCAGCAGCAGCACTCACCGGATTAATAACAAAATTGCTCTGTGAGTTGTTAAGAGAGTCTGTCAATGTGCCAGTAGCAACAAAATTGTTTGCTTTGTTTGCAGTTTCACCGTTTGTTACAAGATAAGTTATATTCACAACAGCGCCATCAGGTAATTTTTTACCTATGATGTTACCACCAAAATAGATTTGATATTGCTGTCCTTTGTTCTCTTGAAGATAAAAAACTTCAGACTGCATTGAAGTGTTACTTGCATCAGCGGCCAGCGTGTAAACAGAAATCTGAGTATTTGTCGATGAGGGTTGTACAGTCACCGAAATAGTTGTTGTGTCAACTGAAGTATCAGGTAAAGTAAAAATCTGTTTAGGATTTGTTGCTTCATTATGATTATAAGAATATGTTACTAGCTGACCCTCATAAATCGGTAAGTTCAAAAAAGTAAAATCGTTATTTGCTTTTGTCGCAGTTGTTTCGGTTAAAGTTACAAAACCATAACTGATACCATCTATATCGTTTGATAAAAATCTAAAACCCTTTGGTATCGTCAATGTCGAAGCAGCATTCGAATTAGTGTTTGCAGTGAAGTTGATTGTCGCTACTGGCGCTTTACGAGAATATGGAACATAACCTAAAACTTTGGCATGAGAAACAACTGAATCTCTCAGCAAAGCAGTGTCCATAAAGGCTTCATTGGCAACCATATTCAGATAGTATGCTTGATAATGTGTGTTGTATGCCAAGATGTCAAGCAAAACAGATAAACCTGAACCTTCAAAATCATAGTCAGTAAACTGTGACTGTTGATTTAAAAATGTTTTTAAGTTTTGCTTGATCGTATCGAAATCAAGTTCCGTTACTCTTAATCTGTCTGCCATTTTTATCTAATTCTTTCCAAGAAAAAATCAATTGTAATTGGTATTGGGTTGTTTATTATGATGAATGTGAGTGTTACAAGGTAAAGATTTTCGTCTGGTGAGGCCTGCGCCCTTACGTTTGTAACTGAAACTCTTGGTTCATAATTTAAAATTGTTTCTTCTATTGATCTTTCAAGTCTTGATGCAACTAAAGGATCTACGTTTTCAAATAAGAGGCTTCTGACCGATGAACCTACCTGAGGTCTAAAAGGCTTCTCATAAAAATTAGTTGAAATTAAGTTTTTAACAGCGTTAATTATCGCATATTCATTGAGATGTGTTGAAACATCTTTTTTTACTGGATGTAACGTGAAGTTCAAGTCCAAATCCCTGAAAACTCTTTCAGAGGATATTCTAGGATTATTTGTCGTTATTGTTGTTGTCATCTTTTATTTATCTTAGTCTCCGATAAACACAGTGCTTGAACCTGACGTAATCTCTCCCGTATCTGGTCCATTTGTTTCGGTATCATTGTCTTGAGTTGAGTCACCGATACGAGCAGCACCCATATCTCCGTTGTTCAGATTAATTGTTTGACCGTTTATTCTTATGTCGCCCGTAACCTCTAAATCGTAATCACCGTCAACATAGATTTTAACATCACCTTTGACATATACCTGTTCATCTCCAATCACAACTTCAAACTTATTTCTTTGTATTCTTTCCGCACGGTCACCCTCTGGTCCCCACTCAACATAAGAACCTGAACGATGATAAAGATGGACTCTTTCTGCACCCTTTGTGTCATCAAACTCTAATGCATGGCCAGATTCGGATTCGTAAGCATTGTTGTATGGATACTTTGCTGCATAATAAGGATTCGGTTCAACCTTACTTGCTTTTCTATCTCTCTTTGCTGCTACAATTTCTGAAGGATAATCGGCATCGTTACGTGCAAGTCTTGATGTTGTTGGCTCATCTAACTTACGTGGATAGTTTGTTGCTGATTCATATGGCTTGACTGGTGCTGAAGATAGCTGTTCTTCTGTTCTTGAATCCGTAAACGAATCTTGTCTGTTAGGTGACTTCAGTGGTATGCTAGGAAAAGAACCTAACATCACCAGTTCTTGTGCATTTTCACCATCGACAAAAAACCCAAAGACCATATCTCCTTCTTTAGGAGTATAAACATTCGATAAGTTTATAGGTATACTTGGCATAGCCCAAGGCAACATGTCTGTGGGCAATTGCATTTTATTTGCTGAGTGCCAACCTATGCATCTTACACGGCAACGACCTAATTTTAGCGGGTCTTGTCTGTCTTCAACAACACCAACCCACCATATGAAGTTTGCTCTACCAGCAAAATCGTATGCACTTTGATTCATTTAAGTCTTTTTGAGTAATTCATTTTGTTGAGGATTGCTTGTGTAAACCTCTAAGTTGTTAGTCGAATCTGTAGCAATTTCAATTAAAGTTTCATGTTTATTATTTGTTATCGTATGTCTTGCGGCAACTATCAGATATTTTCCGTTCAGTGATACTTCTTCATTTTGAGAATCTTTAGTTTTTCTATTAAAGCCAGAAGTCGAAATATCTACATTAAAACCTGATGTGAGTTGAAAATTGCCAGGCATGACAACCTTCATTCTTTTATTCACCAGATTTTTAAATATAGCTTTTCTCTGAAAAAGAAAACTTTCGTAATTTTCAACTTTTGTTATGGACTCGGCATCATACTTTTTGATATAGTTGCTGTTCTTCCTATTCGCACCAAAAATACTTAATACTTTTCTAGAATCTATTGAGGTCAGATTCGTTGTATTGTCTTTGTTGAATATTTCTGTTCTATTTGGATTTTTATTCAGATGTTCTGTTATACCATAATGGTCATCAAATGTTACATTTTTTTCACCAAAACTTCTTGTAATTGGATCAAAGCCTATAAACTTACCAGCATTTACACCACTTCTAATTTTGTCAACCGAATCACCTTGCAGTATCATCTCATAACTTCTAGCGTTGCTCATTTCTGATAACGGATCATTTTGACTCAGGTTTTTAGGATCAAAGTTAATTTTTAATATTGAATCTTTATTCAAAAGAGAAGACAAAGATACGTAATTATAGCCAAAAATGTTAGAAAAAAATACAAAGGTAGGAGCATTTTTACCGTCCAATGAACGTTTTGCACACCACTCAATTGCCTCTATAGGTGACAAATTAGGTATGACAACTTTTCTTACGCCAAATGAGTTTTCAATTAAACCTTTTTTATCATTCTCCAGTTTAAGATATGTTGTTAGAATCTTCTGAACAATATCTGTGTATGTTGATTGATAGCTTTGATTTACTTTTTGTTGCAAAGAAAAAACAAACTCATCGGCAACAAAGTGAAGAATGTATTTTTCAGTCGATTGATTTACATTTCTACGGTCTGTTTGTTTGTATATTCTAAAAGACTTTCTGAAAGACAAAAAGTTAGAACTTTTTTCTATATCTATCAAAATAACTTCAGAGCCATCAAAACTCAAGGCCTTAGATAAGCCAACAGCATCAGTTAGCAGTATATTTCCCGACATCATTGGCATAAACAGTGAGTCGTAAATATTAATCTCATCATAGATTGCCGAAATGTCAACAGCACCACCTTTAGACATGATGGAGATTTGTTTTACCTTGAACTGCGTTGAATCTAATAGTGATGTAGTCATTCTCTAACGATCTGTTTAAACTCTTCAAAGACATCGAATGCAAACTCTGGTTTTAGCAGTTTAATCTTTCTTTTGCTCTCGTTCACTTCTACTTCATAATCGTAGTATGTGAGCTTTTCTTTACTGGTAGTTTCAGTTATTGATTTACCGTTATTCAGTGTATATGTTACAGAGCCAACGATGACATTAGCATAAGTGTTTGCCGTTATCTGAATCTTTTCTTCAATTGTTTTGCTATCGGCAGTAACAGCAAGAGAACTTCTTGTATTTACTTGATAATATGAATGCACATTATTTTCACTTTGTGCCCATTGAAGACCCGTTTGAACGGTCGTATTTGCCGCACCGTTAGCCGAATATTTTTCATTTACATAACTAATAAAATTATTATAGTTCAATGGCCAATCATATTGGGGGTCAATGATATTATTGAATAGCAAAACTATCCAGTGTCTCTCAGCATCACCATAAAGTTTGTATGCTATTGATTCAGGAGTATCTGAATCTTTTATTTCATAAGGATAAAACACATCTGAGTTTTCTTTAAGAGAACCTTCAAATGCAAACCTAGAAATTATATTGGTTACAACATCAAGTGCAACCTTATTATTGGCATCAACACTATAAAAGGTTGATGGATAAAAATTGAAGTAATTTGCCATCGTTTATTTTTGTGCAAATATTCCCTGTTTTTTGTCCTCAACATTCATTCTTGTTGAAGAGTAATCTTGAGCGGCACCAAAATCTTCTTTTGTGACGTAAGTTGTTTCTCTAAACTGAAGTGTCAACTGAATACCAACCGGCATACCTGTTCGACCCAAATCCGGATTGTTTTCACCGGGCACTTCATACGCTGCAAAACCTCTAGGTGTATAATTCACTTGTAGGCTTTCTAATACGCAGGATGCTATCGGCGGTATGTTCGGGTTTTGACGACCCGCATAGAAAAACTGAATATCAAACTCGGATGGAGGTATCAAAAGACCTGATTGTTTACCAGAAATCTTTTCCAATTCTGGTGATTGATGAAATCTAAAACGATCAATAATTTTTTGAACTTCTAACGCTTCTTTTTCATCACGTGGCCAAAAGAAAAACTCAAACTGAAATTGACGAAAATCGGGTGAGTTATAAATCAATTCAAGCATTGGGTTTACAACACGACCTGTTACACCAAAAACACCTAGACGAGTTGTGTCTTGAGCGCCTGTAACACCACCGATTACTCTTTCACCAAGTGCTTGCAAAGCACCAGTTTTTTTGACCGCCTCAAGTGCAGCTTTACCACCACCTTTTTTATAAGTGTCAACCAAACCCGGCAAAGCAACAAGTGCCTGACCTAGTAACTCTTTGCCAGGAGATAGTCCATCATACGATTGACGGCTATCAAACTGAATTGTATCTGGCATGTATAAAGCAATCGAATCAGTTGTAAGTTGAGTTTTATTGACAAAACCAAAAGGAGTTTTATCGCTAATTCTTTTGACTGATGTTGTTATATTGTCGTTTATTCTTTGCTCACCAGAAAGCGGAACTTGAGGAGGATTATTTGTTCCTATCCAACCTTCAATACCAGAACCAATCTTTTGTCCAACTCTTCCACCATATTTTCCCACTGTAGAGGTTCCAGCAGAGATTAGATTTTCAACACCCTTATTAATCTTGTCAGCAAAAGAACTTCTGACTGTGCTTGTAGAGATTCTATTTGAAACGGAAACACCTTTTGATAATTGATCTTGAATAGCCTTCTCAGCATTTGAATCGAAGACTTGACCGCCACGATAAGCAGCGGAAAACTGTGTCTCTTTTTGTTGACGCACAAAGAATATCATGTAATGACCTTTATCTGCGCTACCAACATCTAAGGGATATTTTAAGGCATTTTGTTTGAATCCACCACCAACAGCATCTAAAACGGATAGTGGTCCAAATGTACGAGTTTCTGAATAATTAAATCTTATGTCTGAAAGACCGAAAAATGCCATGATGGGTTCCTGTTCGTTGACTAGATAGTATTTATGCCAAACAAAGGAAGATTTAGACCGAAAAACCCACAGAAATACAAAGGTGATGCAAACAATATCATCTATAGGTCTACGTGGGAAATAAAGGTAATGAATTATTTAGATGACAATCCGAACGTTCTCTGGTGGGGGTCGGAAGAACTTCCTATACCTTATTACAATCCAATTGACAAAAAGAAGCATCGTTACTTTCCAGACTTCATCGCCAAAATGCGTAAAGCAGACGGTACAATAATGACATACATCATAGAAGTTAAACCAGAAAAGCAAACTCAACCACCAACACAAAAACGTAAGACCAAGACTTATTTACAAGAAGCAATCACCTATGAGGTCAATAAGGCCAAATGGTATGCGGCCGAAGAGTTTTGTAAAGATCATGGTTGGCAATTTCTAATTTTAACTGAAAAGCACCTTGGTATAAGATAAATATTAGATGGCGAAACGACTTATTGATAGAATCAAGGAATCCCTTGCAAAATCAGGATATGCACCACGATCACGTGAGGCACGTGCTTGGTTGAGATCCAAAGTTCCTTCACTCAGACCCACCAAAGGTGAGTTGATGCGTGATCGTGAACGATTAAAAAATCAGTCTATCATTGGTCGTATGTACTTTTACTATTATGATCCAAAGACGAAAGATTCGTTGCCATATTACGACAGGTTCCCATTGGTGATTCCAATAGAACGATATCCAGACGGCTTTTTAGGGTTGAATCTACATTACATTCACCCAAAGCGACGAATCATTCTTCTCGACAAACTGAGTACAATTTTGAATAACCGTGATTATGATGAGACTACACGATTTAGAATCAGTTATGACTTTTTGAAAAGGGCATCTAAGATTTACGAAGCAACGCCATGCATCAAACGTTATTTGTCAAGGCAAGTACAGTCTCGATTTTTAGAGATAACAGCCGATGAGTGGGACATAGCTGCATTGTTGCCAGTAGAATCTTTTGCAAAAGCAACGGCTAGCAAAGTCTGGTCAGAATCAGAGGACAAATTTTAATGTCGTTTTCACCTAATTTATTTTTATCAAATATTAGAGGTAAGGATGGACTTGCCCGACCTAATCGTTATGAGGTAATACTTCCAATACCAGCTTATATTGGAAACTTTGTGACTAATTCAGTTATAGAAAAAATACTCAATTTACCAAACTCTGCTTTTTCAGAAATAACAGAGGCGATAGGAAATGCAATAGGTCAAAAAAACGATTCACAAAAAAGTGCAAACCCTGGACTGTCTCGTTATTTGGCGTTGCAATGTGAAACGGCCGAACTTCCGGGTAAGACAATACAAACTGAAGAAGTAAAGATTTATGGACCAACTTATAAGGTACCATATCAAACACAATACTCGGAAATGTCTCTAACGTTTCTTTGTACAAATGAGTTTTACGAACGCAAGTTATTCGACAAATGGCTAGAGGCAATCATGCCTACAGACACCAACAACTTGCGTTTTCCAAAAGGTCAAAACTCAAGATACTTGACCAAAATTACAGTAACTCAGTTTGATGACATCGTAAAACAAATCTATGCTGTGAACTTGATTGATGCCTTTCCGATTGGCATAGCAGCACAACCATTAAACTGGTCAGAAGAAGGTTTTCATCGATTGACTGTGCAATTCGCATATCAAAGATTCGAAACAATTTATGAAGGAAAATATGATCTTGGTGCAACAGCAGCGGCTATATTTGGCACAGGTGCATCAAGATTGTTGTCACTTTAACTTAATGTGAGGTTATTATGTTACCCAAAATAGATGTACCGATTTATGAATTGATTTTACCATTAACAAAAAAATCAATTAGATTTAGACCTTTCTTAGTGAAAGAAGAAAAGATTCTTTTAATGGCGATGGAGAGTGAAGAGTCTGATGCAGTTCTTTTGGCGATCAAACAAATATTGACCAATTGCTGCTTAGATGATTTGAATGTAGACGACCTGCCTATTACAGATATTGAATATTTGTTTCTGAATCTAAGAGCAAGATCGGTGAACGAAATTGTTGAACTACCTTATCGCTGCAACAATAAAATTGATGCAAATGGTGAACAGAAAGAATGTGGCAATATTGTAACACTTCAGATGAACTTGCTTGAGATACGACCAGAGGTTCACGAAAAGAAAATAGACAAGATTGAACTCAGTCAAAACATGGGCATCTTGATCAAGTATCCATCTTTCAAAATGGTAGAAGAAGCACAAAAACAAGAAGGTTCTGAAGTTGATAAACTAATGAACATACTTGTAGCGTGTATTGATGGTGTGTACACAGAAGAAACTATTTTTTATTCAAAAGATGTACCTAAAAAAGAACTTCTTGATTTTATTGAAAACCTAACAAGAGAACAATTCAGTAAGGTACAAGAGTTTTTTGAGACAATGCCTAAGATTAAAAAAGATGTTGATTTTAGTTGTACTAAGTGTGGTTATCAGGAAACGATTACGATTGAAGGACTCCAAAGTTTTTTCGTATAACCTTTTGTTATGATAATCTGAAGAATTACTTTGAAACTAACTTTGCACTAATGCAGCACCACAAATATAATTTGAGTGACATTGAAAATATGTTACCTTGGGAAAAGAGTGTTTATGTGACCATGTTGGTCAACTTTATTAAAGAAGAAAACGAAAAACTGCAACAAGAAAAAATAACAAAGAGTAAGAGATAAAAATGGCATCATTTACAGACTTAGTTCGTGCCCAAAGACAATCAGGCAAAAGTGCCGCTACTTCTTTAAGTGGTGCTTACAATCAACTAAACATGCAAAGATTTGATCCGAGAAATGCTTTATTTTCTCAGACTGGACTAATGACTGCTTTATTTCCCTCTCTAAAAGGTTATCAAGCAAGCCCTATATCGAAAAAGTCACCGACTTCAATGATATCACCCGAAGTATCTGGTTCACCTACGGCACTTAGTTCTATTGCACGTGATGCCAGAATTAGTGCAAGAAACTCTATGGCGTTACCTTCAATTGCTCGTAACATGGCACAATTGGTTCGATTATCAGGAGGAACACCAACAAAATATTTTGAGGGTGCAAAAGAAAAAGAAGAGAAATATGAATCAAAATTTGGTGGTGGTAAAAAGGGGTCAACTGGGCTAGGCAAAACCAGTGGTGCTGGAGGTTTCAATATTTTAAGCATGTTGGGTGGATTAGGAAGTATAGCAGGAAGTTTATTAGGAGGTGCTGCTAGTGCAGTAGGTTCAATACTCGGAGGTATTGGAGGGCTACTTGGTGGTGCGGTTTCTGGTGTTTTTGGTGTACTTAAAGGTGCGTTAGGAGGAATGGGGTTTATTGGAATACTTGCAGCCGGTGCCTTGGGTTTATTAATATATCAACTTTATCAAAGCCTGGATTTTTCGGGTCTCAAAAAAAATATCAATAACTTTACTGATGAACTGACTAAAGGCTTAGATAGTTTGACTGATGGTGAGTTTAGTAAAACCATGAAAGAACTTAGAGAGGGCTTTAAAACTTTTTCTTTGCAAGTAACATCTATAGTTGAAACGACGATGGAACTAATGTCAAAATTGGTGATTGCAACAGTGAGAGACATAATGGGAAAAATAGAAAACTTTTATGAAGACATAAGATTTCAAATTACGGGTCAATCTAGAGAAACTAAAGTTGGTCCAGGAGGTATGAATGTTAGTGAAATGAGTCTAACTAGTGGTAGAAGTTTAGAAGAACTTGAATCCAAAAAACAACAAGCACTTGAGATGAGAGGTGAATATTCTTTTTTTAGAAGAGGTCTTAAGATAGATCCTAAAACCGGAAAGTCTGAGTGGCAAGACCAAGATATGAGAGTTAAATGGAACCGAGTTTTAGATAAATTGGATGAGAATATTTCTTATGTAAAAGGAAAAGACTTATCGCAGAAACAGAGAACATCAAATGTTTCGGAGACAGTTGAGAATATGTCGTTTTCTCAAAGATATGAGGAAAAACTAGGTGCAAACAAATGGAGAGACTGGTATTCCAGTTCACAATCACCCACACCAGCAAAATCAGAATCAGGAAAAGTCACGTTCAATAGTTTAACAAAAGAACAGCAGAACGCCATCTTAGATATGCAGTTCAAACAAGAAGGAAATAAAAAAGGTGAATTGGCTTATGATTTGAATAATCCAGGTGCATTGATATATGGACCTTTTGCTGCAAAGTATGGAGCCATTCCAAATACAACAAGAGGAACTTTAAAAGATTCAAAAGGCAATTTAGTTCCGTTCGCTCAATTTCCTACATTCGAAGCGGGTAGAAATGCTCAAAGAGATTTGTGGAAAACAAAATATGGTGATATGTCATTAGATGACGCTTTGAGAAAATGGGTAGCGCCAAGAAATGCTGCTGAAGAAGCACAACTATCAAAATATACGGCTGGAATTTATGGCACTCTAGGAATGCCGGCAGCAGAATCAAGAACAGCAAAGGCGGAAACACCAACAAAAACACCATCACAAGCTGCACCAATGGCCGGCGGAACTTCAATGTCGGATTCAGTAGCATCATTGGCATACGACCAAATCACCGCACTTGATAAATTGATGGGTGGAAAATTGATGGAAGGCTCAACAGTATTAGCAGATATGTTAAGAGATGTCACAAGAGAGTTTATGAATAATCCAACTTTTGTTGATAGTTCACAAACTGTGAATAATACTATGCCACCCGGATTAGCATCAGCGGTTGGTTCGGCATACAATCCTGACGCCACTAATCTTTTAGTCGATAGAGCAACATCATAAAAAAACGCCACCCGAAGGTAGCGTTGGTGTTGAGTTTAATCTTCTGCTAAAGACTTGAAGTAGTCCAACTCTTCATCTTCAATGTCAGGTGAAGAACGTGGTGTAAAGTCTTCAGCCTTTGTCTTTGAAACTGGTGTTGTGCCACTCAGTCCCAAAACTTTATCTAACCTTGCTTTCAATTCATCATATGATCTGAAGTGCTTAGGATCAAGAAACTCTTTGAGTGAGTATTCTTTTTTCCACAGTGCTTCAAGTTTAGAATCATCACCTTCAAACAATGCTGAAGGAGATTCGAACTCAGACTTGTCATAGTTGCGATAACCTTCAACTTGACGAATCTTGATTTTGAAGTTAGCACCATCCCAAAAGTCAAATGGATTGATTGGCTTCTCATCTTCAAACTGAGGATTCATTGCTTCAGTTAGTTTGTCGAAAATTTTCTTACCAAACTTATACAGTTTGATTTGACCTTCGTTTTCTGGATTCTTAGGATCAGAAACGATCAGCACATTTGAAATATACGTAAGACGGCGTTTCTGCTTACGTGCAATTTCTTTGTTTGCTTCGATGCCAGAATTCCACAATACAGAATTGTATTCTGATACAGGATCTTTCTGATTCAAAGTAGTCAAAGAGTTTTCAATATACCAGCCACCTGGACCTTGAAAGCCGTGATTGAAAACACGAACCCAAGGAAGAGCATCATCACCATCTGCTGCTGGTGCTGGCAAGAAACGAATGATTGCCATACCATTACCCGCTTTGTCTGTTTCTGGTTGCCAAAAACGATCATCTTCTTTGGAACCTTCAGCGGGAGTGTTAATTGATTCAATCGCTTTGGTGAGTTTGTCGAACGAATTGCGATTGCGTTTGAGACTAGAAAAGTCTGACATAGTTTACCTCGTATGGTTAGTTGTTAAAATGTATGTGCGTCTTGTCCACGTATTTCATTATATACTTGTATATATGTATCGTCAAGAACAGATTGCACGACTTTTATCGTTTTAGCCGTTTCTTTGTGAAGTATACCAATGCCGCCTGCCATATTAAAATCATCAATGACATCTTGAGTGTCATCAATGAGAATAATATCTGATTTGGCATAAGTTGCTTTCAAATGACGACCAGGTACGATATTGGCTGTAAAGTCAATGTGATGTCTTTTCAACCAAACCTTTTTCTGTCGTTTTACTTCTTCATGATGCATACGGCCACCAGAAGAAGAAAGTATCTCTACAGGTATATCAAGAGAGATGATGTATTTCAATAATTCTTTGCCCCCAGGATACCAATCAAGTGTTTCAAAGTTTTTACCTTCTACAAATTGATTCCAATTGTCATCATGCTTTTCACCACGTTCACGTGTGCTTAACGCTTTTTGTTTGAAGATTTCTTTGTATCTTTGGTTGAAATCAGACAGCACACCGTCCATATCAAGATATATTTTCTGTATTCGCATCGTATTCTTTCTTTAGTATAAGTTTGTATTTCGTTGGCTCGAATGGTATAAACGGTGTGTATTTCTTTATTCTTTTACTGATGTTGGGGTAATGAATGGTATCACCAATCTTACGATCCCATGATGATAGAAAACCTAGAACTTGATTGAGTATGCAAATAGTTTCAAGTGAGACTTCTTCATGTAATAACTTAATCAGTAATTCTGGATACTCACCCTCATGTGACATAAACAAATCATTTGGATTACTATGATTCATTAATGATTCAATTTCATTTGTGAAAGTGTATGTCAATGATTGAATCACTTTCTGGCGTTTACGATACTCAGCATCAGCCTCATTGGTAAGCAGATGACCTACCCAAACATTCTGGTCACTAACCAAATTAGCAACAACAAAATCACGGCATATGTCAACATTTGTGAATCTCCGACTTAGTTTGTAAAAGTGCCATTTGTCTTTTCGATTCTCAAATGCATCAATGCTTGTGCTTACTTTACCATGATACTTAAAGTAACAGTAAGAATCTGAATTAAAGTGTAGTTTGAGAGAAGTATATAAGCAGAAGCATTCATAGCCTGTCATATCGGTAAACGATTGCCTTTCACTTTTAACATATTCAAACGCTCCGCTTGTTCGTGTATTTTTGCTTTAAGATTTGGAGTTATGAGAGAAGCAGCAACCTCTAACTCCAAACCTGTCTCTTTACAGTGTTCGGTAATGGCCTCAAGATATGTGTAATCTGTATTGGCCACCAAACCCTCTATCTGCATAGAGAACTTCAACATCTCATCTTTTGTCGGCATTAAAATGAACCCTCACGTTTTCACCGGTGTTGCTTGGTAGATCAGCCGACCATGATGATGCCATACCCGCAGGTGATGCTGACAAAGGTTGTTCTTTAACCAGAGATTGAAGTTGCTGTGTAGTCAGTGGTGGTATTGTATCATTCATTGTCGCACTAAATGGCCAGTTATTTTGTGGTATGTTGCTGAAATCATATTCTGGTTGATCACCGAGAGTAACAGGACTCTCTTCTTTTTCAAATGGTATAACATCAATCATACCATCAATCTGATAACCGCATCCTTGCAAGAAATCACGAAATCTATCAAAGATATCACCAAGATATAAGGCATTACAATTCATTTCCAAATCTCTTTCACCTTCAGCAGAATGAAAGCGAAATGTAAAAGAATGTTCATCACTATTGAAACTCATAATATACTCCCCTTTTATTTACGATTAGCAGCGTGTGCAATACAAACAATATCATCACTCTTGGCATATGAACACCGTACAGCCAATGGGTCAATACCTTTTGCAATAGCGTTTTCAATATTTGCTGCCATCAGTTTACGGTCATTTAAACCATAAAGACAAGTCGCAGCAACGATTGAAAGTAAAACCAAAGTAACTGACACTGTGGTTATACTACCCAATCCTTTTTCCATAATCACCTTCTCCTTTTTGCTTGATAAAATACTCATGAACTCTTTTTAACCTTATTGTAAAACATATGTCTACCTATTTGTGTAGTATATTTCATATTATTCCAACCCGGTTTTACATAGTCTGCATGAAAGAATAAAGCACCTCTTGTTGGGTCTTTAAACTTTTCAGTATAAAGATAAAATGCTAATGCTAACTCAGTAACACTATTATACAACGAATTGCTCTCTAATGTCAAGAGTCCTTTTCTCATCATATCCTTAGGACGATTTTCGCATACCCAAGAAAATTGACAAACAGTGCCGACTTTTTGTTTAACTACACCACAATACGTGTCTGGAAATGTGCCAGAGTGTACACGATTGTGTGTAACAAATGCTACAGCAAGTTGACCTAATCGTGGTTCTAAACCTGCTTCGAAATACATGTTCTGTGCAAGACACTCGACTTCTGCTCTTGCTTGTGGTGATAAATCTTCTAGTTGTACTTTGGGTTGAACTGGCACATTTATTTGTGCTGCTGCATGACCGATGTATACAACGAATGCTGCAAAGATACTACAAATTAATAGTGTGATGTAACGCATATTTCTCCTTGTTAGTTAGAGAGATGCCGAAGCATCTCTGTTCCCATTCAGGCAGCTTTTTTGCTTTGTGTTTTTTCTGCTGTGATGTTAGAAACAAATCCATTCAAGGCTTGTGCCTTGGCTATGATTTCTGTCTCTGAGGGATAAGTTGGAAAGTCTGGGTGATCAGGTATTGCTTGTCCGTTTAGTTTAGCGGACTCTACCTTCACTTGCCATTCATTGATTAGGCGTTCTTTACTGGAAACATAATCTTCCAATAAAAGGTCTTTCGCCATTTTAAGAAGTTCAAGACGAATCTCGAACGGTGTTAAATTACTCATATTTACTCCTGTGTGTTGTGTGTTTACTGGCGATTGTGTGTGTGGTGCCAGTATACTTATTTAGTTATTTTTAATCCCAAAGTCCACGATAGTATTTACCGAACAGACGAAAACCGTTGTCCATACGGTCATAAATCTTTTGCATACCATCATAATCACATTGATATGTGTGATTAGGACCATCTACCATGCGTGATAGTTTCGGATTATCTTCACATGGCACAAACTGCATATCGATATGACCTGAACGATATGCTTCTTCCCACGAATCATCAAGCAGATGTTCAAAGGCAAAAATCATTTCATTCAACACCCATTCCCAACGACGATGTGTGATATCCCATGATTCTTTTTGAAATTGCTCATCATCTTCAAACTTCAATCTAAATTGTGATGAGCCATCGTCATAACCAGTTATACGAAGTTCTTCTGGTACATCTTCAATGTCAATCATAGGTGAACCATGTTTTGTTGCTTGAAGTTGTTTGAGCATCGGCAAAATTATATTTGCCAGTGTGTGATCCATTGACCATGTATCGTACTTGTCAATACGCACTTCGATTTTGCGTTCTTTGTAACTTTCTATCCACTGACAAAACTTAGTTAGCCAAGAATCATTGCCGTTTTTATCTTCAGCCAACCATGTACCAAAGTCGTGAACCCAATCGGGATGTCGTTTGAATCCATACTCATCAGGTACTTTTTTTACCCAAAAGCAAAGCAGTTCTGCTAATTGATAAGGACCAAACCAGTTTGTATAAGGACCAATGTAAACACGCATGATGTATCTCTGAATATGATGTGGACTGTTTTGGTAATAAGGTACAGCCCACTTAAACCCCAGCAAGGCTATTTAAGCAGCCATTGCGTAGTAATTATCGTTTGCAGATAATTTATTTGCTTGGATTACGTCCATCGCCTTTCGTGTTGCCTTCTCCACTATCTCACCCTGTCGAAACTATTTCTCGCCCATCAGAAGCACACAATCCCCACTAGAGCCCTCAGAGGTTTCTTTCATCTAGGACAACTATGTGCTTCTGGTGGACGAGGGCGGTACTGCCCCGCCGTCCAGAATGCCTTCACTTTGAAGGAGTTACAACAATTCTTTCTTGTAGCACACAACGTGCCACGATGTAATCTCTATGACGCACGATTGTTGATGCCACTTCATGGCATTCCTCATATGTATCAAAAGTTTTCCATTGTGATTCTGTAACTGAACCTGAAATGATAACCGTTACAATGAGTGCGTATAGCATTAATTTGAAGGAATAACTTCTACTCCTTCCTCTTTCATTTGTTTATGAAATTCATTTTTCTTCATAGCATACCAACCCCAAGAACCAAAGAAAGTGGTGCCAGGATTTGGTCCTTGCTCTCTCAAGTACGCATCAAGTTTTTCGTCGTATTCTTTTTCAGTAATATTCATATTATACCGTTGTAAATCTTGCAGAACCTTTGCTTGTTCTACCAGGTTTCAGCGGCTTGTCAGACTTTGGTTTTGTTTCTGTTTGAAATAGTGCATGTGGCTTATTGAAAGCCATCTTGCCTACATTCTCTGATTTGCCATAACCTGGATGTCCTGTTTTGTTTGTTCCATGTAAGGTCGCTGTTTTTCCATCATGATGTAAGATTGAGTCTTGATTATAATGTTCTCCATGTTTCTTAATATCATGGAGGAGTTGTTTGCCGTGTTCTTCACCTTTACCCTTTGCGTGTACCATTATTGACTTTTCTTTACCACCTTCCCAATGTCCTTCGACCTCTTTGTGAGTGTAGCCTTGAGCAGACAGTTTCTTTTTCAGTTCTTCGTGATTCTTTTTGTTTTGTTCCGACGACACTTCATCATGTGGTCGCTGTGAAGAAAGAATCGCATAATGACGACCCTCTTCTGCATGTTTAGCCAATCTTGCTAATGGATTGCCCTCATCTAGTTGTATGTGTTGTTTGAATGATAGCATAGTGCCTCCGACTTGTCAAGCATATTTATCAATATACTCAATCAGTGGTTGCCGATAATCATGTATCTGCCGCTCAAACACTTGTGCCGACCCTTCTTCTGTCGCAATCAACACCACAATATCATCAATCCACATACCAGTACGCTCAGAAAACATCATTGCGTATGCTGTACACTGCATGAAGTAGTTCTGAATGTAATCTTCATCTTTCTGCTTTGTGGATGTCTTGAAATCAATGACCGATAACTTACCATTCCATTCAGCAATTAAGTCTACACGACCAGCAATGCGATACTTATCTGAATAAAGTGCTTGTTCTTGTGCATAAACTTGACCCACATTGTCATCAATGATTGGTTTGATTTTGAAAAACAATTCTTTCAAGTCAGGCATCATCAACTGCATCTTGAAATCGTTTATTTCATTGTTAATGTAGTCTTCACAAATTTTATGTACCTTTGTGCCACGATTTGATGCCTTGCGTGACACTTCGTTTGCTCGTTCTTCACCTACAGCCTGCCGCCATTCGTATATACCTTGTTTATTGTAATGAGAAAGCACCGTAGTGATAGACTTATACTTGTTGCCTTCTGGCGTAGTATACAGTCTACCACTATCGGTGGTTTCTGCTGTTAAATCAAATTGTAATTGTGGTAAACTTACATGTTCAAATAGTCGCATTATGTAAAGTAGTGATTTCGGCTGTGGTGTGGATAACTTTGTCTAGGGTACTTCTTTTCGATCTTTGCAGTATCTTCTTTTTCGATTTGTGTTATTTCTGTAGTCATTTCTCTTTCAATCTCTTTTGTAATGTAGTCATTCAGTAGTGCTACTTTTTTCTGCAAAGATTTTTTAGCCATATATGCTCCTTGTGCTAAGGTTCACATAATGTAATTACTGCCCAAACTTTCCTAAATGTTTATCTACAATTCTTTGTGTTTGTGATTCTTTGACACCTTTTTTACCGTGTTTATTGGCAACTGAAGATTGTTTGTGACTTTCTGACACTTTGGACAGAACTTCTTTGAAACCGTCTGGTACTTTACCAGTGATTGATACGCCACTGACAATTGACATGGCGCCAAGATGAACTTGTTGAATGTGTGAATTTTCTTTGAGATATTCTTCTTTAGCAGAAATGCTCAGAAGTTTCTCAAATGTATCACCTGTTTCAGTGTTTAAGAAATCATATGTGGGCATTATACGGGTACATACCAATTGGGTGTTGCACGTTTTGTCCAATGTGCAAAACGAGTTTTCTTTTCATTGTAGTATTTATGATATGAAGCAAGTGAGTCATTCACTATTTTACAATCATCAGGCATGGCTGGTGTTGGTTCAGTAAACACACCTTCACTTATGTTGTTTGGCAATCTGAATATTGTGTCCACTAGCCGTGTTTCGACTGAATGTATTTTATCATAGCGATATGTATATTCTTTACACAAAGCATACCACATCTGACACAACCATGTATAGTTACTGTCACTTTGTCTGGTCCAAACACCCGATGGATGATTAATGTGTGAAGCCTTCATTAGAATGTCTTCACGACTGTCCGGTAAAAGCCAACGTTTGATTTTACGGTTGTTCGCTGTCAAATCAATGTATTCTTTACCGTCAAGCACACGGTGTGCTGTTGACATAAGTTGCCCATACTCAATGATCATTTTTACCACGTGTTTATCACAGTGGTGTTCAGCACAAATTTTTGGATCAGAATCTAGATAAAAGATGTTCATTAGAAACAAAGAAAACGGCAGTTTGTGTTCACAGTTTGTGGTGAAGATTTACTTTGTATCTGAACTTGATGCAACTCTTTTAGATGTTGCATTTTCAATTCTTGTTCACGACGATCATTTTCACGCTGTATCGCTTCAATCTTTGCGATTTGCGTTTTGATCAAATCTTCATTGTTTAGACCCTGTGGATTGTGTACAGGATCTTTAGTAATTGTGTTACACGCCGTCAATAGTAACAGCGGCACAAGAAAAATCAACTTAGTTTTCATCTTTGTCCTCCGGTGTCATTTTACCCATGATATAAACTAAACCAATAAACTGAACGGCACCAGGTGCGCCAGCCATAGCCAGAAGAGCCATGAACGTGGCAATGATATAAAACTTTTGGCGTTCAGTGAACAGGTTACCATAAAAATTTGCTGTAGTAATTGCTTGAATGGCTTGATTTTCAAGTTGTAAATACTTGTCAACAAGCCATGCTTTGAACTTCGACATTTTCACCTCATAAAAGAAGGGGCACATGGATGTCATCCCGACATTCATTGTTGTTTAATGATGAGCCTATTGCACCGCTGACGGCTACCACCCCGAAACTGATTATTCGGTGATTTCGGTTACTTCATCCTCAATCACAGGTGCAACAACCTTTGCAGGTTTTGTTGCTTTAGCCTTAGCGGGCTTTGCATTCAAATCAGAAAGAGTCTTAACATCATCGTCATCTGAAACCAAAGGCAAAACATCAAAGCCAGACTGCGCCAACAGTTTTTTCATCTCATCGACATTGAGTAATTCATAGCCGACAACTGTGCGACCATCTTTGTGTGACTTTACAATCGCACCCATTTTTTTGAGTTTCCACAACTCAGTTGGAATGCGATACATTGCCTGATACTGCATTGTCAATTCAATTTGACGTTTAGTAATCAAACCACCATTCGCAAGCACTTGCAAAAGACGTTCTTTACGAATAGGTTTGCCAGATTTAATTCGAGCCATAATAAAGACCTCCATTATCAACAGTAGAAATGATAGTATAGCAAAGATTGAACAAATTGTCAAGCATTACAATACCTCGTTTTTCCGACCTAAGCCTGCCGGATTGATACCAGGAGTAACGTAGACATAATTACCCTTGTGCATCGGGGCCGTACAGGATGCAACATCTGCCACAATCTCACGGTCAGAAGATGAGAGTTTGTGATAGTCTTTCATGATACCAGTCTTAGTCAAAGCACCTAAGTGTGTGTCTGGAAGACTTGGCGCATGTGATACCTCACGTTTAACACGATATGGCATCAGCGGCTTGTCTTTTGCTTTCTTGGGCGCAGCAGCAGGAAACCGACCACCAGACGGCAGCGGAATCTTGTTGATTGACGAAATGAAGTCTTGCTGTTCTTGCAATTGCTTCTTCGTCAACTTCTTTTTCTTCGAACTGGAATATATTCTGATCATCATAACAATACCATTGTATCAAGGGTTGAGCCACTTGTCAAGAGGTAATCTTTTCTTTTACCTTAGTGATATGCTTACATTTGTTGTGATATTTGAAACCAATACAAGAGCAAGAAAAATGCTCATTTGATAATGTTACCAAATACTCACCTTTTGAGCCGGCAACTTTGAACTTACGTATATTTGTTGTTGAACCTTTAAGTATTTTCAGATTGACAACATTTGCTAGATTGATAACAGATATTGGAAATTCTTTGTTACCAGTTTGTAAACAGAATTCGTTAGCATCTAGCCAACGATGAGGTTTGATAACGACACCAGTAAATGTTGTCGTTTTAGTAATATAGCGACAGTCTACGGTGACTGTGGAACCAACAGAAGGCAGATTTTTCATAGTATATACATTATACTATGGGTGACTGCCTTTGTCAAGTATGTTGTATTTTTACAACACTAATTTGTTGCTTTTTCTGTAATATTGGCAATTGAGTTTTGTCGGTCAATTGTCAAGTAACCGTTACACACAATATTCCAATCTTCCGACTGTTCTTCTTTTTCACTTTTAACTGGAACGGTAATGTTCAGATGTTTGAACAAGTATTCTTTGTCACCCTCAAATACACGCCACACATGATCTACGGTGCCACGACCTGGCTGACCTCTGCTTTTATTGAAACGAATTCGGTATTTGTTCATATGATGTCATCTGCTGGTTTCATTGCAAAGTTTGTCTGTGCTTGTACTACGGTCAAATTAAAGTGAACAAACTTTATTGGTTGATTTGATGCGTGTCGGGTAAATGAGTGAGACAACCAAGAATTCGTAAGAATCAAAAGACCAGGCTTGGGTTCAAAGTTAATCATCTGACTAGCAATCGTAGCCATTGATGTATCTTTTTCGTAAAGATCAAGTTGAACTTTACCAGGTCTTGGGTCATGAAATACTACTCTTGAAGAGTTGTCTGGAACTTTTAAAAAATAAAACCCAATAATTTGAGAACCGTAACCATGAACATGTTGTTCCATCAATGAATGTTTATAATGCTCTTGTGTCCACATCTCATTAAACATGACATCAAGATTTTGCATGTTATAACCTTGGCTGTCTAATATGTCCCAAGATGTTCGACCGACAAACTGTACAAAATCTTCAATTCTTGGGTCTTCATAATAATTACCTGTCATCATCACAGGGTAAATGTCATCAACTTTTTTTTCTTTGTGTACTTTCGCCAGTTCTTCTTCAGAAACTTGTATCACCGATTTCAGAAACTCTGGATGATCGGCATAATAAATTGGACAAGCAAAATGATAAGCGGTGTTTAGCATAATGTATTATATCTTTCTTTGAATGAAAAGTCAAGTATTTTGTTTATTCGTTATTTGAAACTTCTTGTTGCCAGGTAAAAGACTCTTCGTCTAATATCCATCCTTCACCTTCAGGTTTTGGTGGAATAAAAGCATCTCTGTTTATGTCGTATATAAACCCTATACCGGCATAGTTTTTTCTGAAACCTTTATTATAACTTGTTTGAATCCAATTAGTGTCTTTACCAAATAATTGTTTACAGAAAGTAATACCCTTACTTTCAGATTCTTGTCCGTTTTCTATCATCATTTCGTTACTCACAACAATAACTCGTAGTACCACATTATTTTCATCTAGTTCTGCAAAATGTGCCATTATTGAAACCTCCATCTAACAATAGCAATACCTGAACCACCACTTGTTCCTGCGGGTTGCGAAGTAGTGCATCCCTGTGAAACACCACCTCCTCCGCCACCTGTATTGGTCTGACCGTTAGTTGCTAATCTACCTCCACTAAATGCAGACGCACCAGTGCCGCCACCACCTGCGCCTCCGGCGCCGCCACAAGGTGTAAAACCACCACCACCACCTCCACCAGCATAAGTTACAGGAGTTCCTGTTAAAGAAGAAGATAAACCTGCTCCACCTGCGCCACCTATGTTAATATTAAAAGCATTCGATCCAGCGGCACCAGCGCCCCCACCACCACCACCAGACTGAGAGCCACAATTAGAACTGCCGTTTCCGCCAATATTTCCTTCACCTGGTGTAGCTGGTCCACCAGAACCAAAGTTACCACCGCCTCCACCAGAGCCACCGGCACCACCACAACTAAGTCGGGCGGCACCACGTCCACCACCAGTAGTTGTGACTAAAGGTCCAAATGAAGAACTTGTTCCCTGACCTGGAGTACCTGAGCCACCGCCTCCCACGGTAACAGTATAAGTGGTAGCCGATAAAACAAGGTTAGGAATAGTTGGTGTACCTCCAGTTTTCATACCGCCAGCACCGCCACCACCTCCGGCACCGCCGGAGGGAGATGATCCAGCAGCACCTCCTCCACCGGCTACCACAACATATGAAACTTTATCGCCATAAGTCGAATCTACTCCCAATGAACCCACTGTAAATGTGCCAGAACCATTGAACACAGCAACTTTATAGTTACCATCTGTTGTAACAGTAGCTCCAGTTGTGGAAACATTCATATAAAGAGGTGCACCAGCACCCCTAAACGTTCTAAAAGAACCAATTGCTCCGGCACCCAATGACGCTAATATTGGCATTTTTTTCTTCCTAATCTTATATTATTTAAGTCCAAGCATAATATGCAATTCCACCGGCAGCTCCACCACCACCAGATGTACCATCACTATTAGGTGATCCAGCACCACCGCCACCAGCACCTATTAGCCAGGCTTTTATAAAATTTGTTTGTGCTGGAATTGTGTAAGAAGTTCCGCTGGTTACAAGTACATTTGTAGTATTGTTAAATTGTAATAAGAGTACACCATTACCCCCTGTACCTCCTGTTTGTGAAGCACTCAAACCTGCTGCACCACCACCACCTCCACCTAAACTTCCGTTGCCTCCATTACCACCATACCATCCTGCTCCACCACCACCAGAACCAACTCCTGTGCCGGGCGAACCATTTTTAGCATTAGGGGGTGTGCTACCATCATCAGCTCCAGCGCCTCCAGTTCCCAATGCAAATCCCGTACCCGACAACGCAGAAGATAAACCTTGAAAATCAAATGCACTTGCACCATCAGCTCCACGATTGGCGCTAAGAGGATTCACTACAGCATTACTACCATTTAGTCCCCCACCTCCACCTCCACCATCATCACCTGTGACTCCATTTCCTGTGCCACCTGTTGCATTTGCCATGCCTCCAGTAGCGGTTCCACCGGTGGAAGCTACTCCAGTATTGTAAAAACCTCCACCGCCTCCACCAGCAGTAAGACTTATTCCAGAATAAGAAAGTGTGCTACTACCTCCAGTAGAACCTCCACTTGCATTAACACCTCCACCACCACCCGTTCCCAAAGAATATGTGATTGATCCAGTATATTTTCCTGTTGGACCACCACTTACCGCAATAAATTGTCCAAATCCTTTTGCTGAACCAGAGGCGAATGTTGAAATCATTGGCACAAAATTTTATCCTAAACCAAAAAGTGTATTTGCAGAAATCACTGTATATGTATTTGCTGCTGTCTTGAATATTGAATAACTGAACAGATTAATTTCTGCACTTGAAATTGACACATTTGCTGGTCGTGTGTTTCCAGCATAGTATAATGTTTGGGTTACACCATCAATTGCAAGATTTGCTTCGTGACGTACGGTACCGTGTTTGACCGCAATTGCCAATGAAGTTGTTTCACCAATTGTTGTTACTGAATCAAATGTGTTCTGTGTGTTTGCACGGATATTGAATGTTACATTTGCGGTTGTGTTCGCATTGAAGAAAAACACGGTGCTATTCGCAACATCAATATTGACATTACCACCAATAGCAATAGAATTGATATTTGCTTCTTCTAGAACCCGTGTCAGAGAAATGCTGAGATTGCTGGCTAAAACATTACTAGTAATCTGACCAGCAACAATGTTATTGCCACGAATAGAGTTGGTTGATATGTTATTACCAGATACAGCACCAAGACCTAGTTTGGCGCCTATAACGGCTTGATCGGCTAAGTCAACACTGACGATAGTGCCGTTGGCAATTCCGACGTTAGTAACAGCATTCGCAGAGATGCTGTCAACAGTAATTTTGTCTAAAGGCATAGTAGTCTCCTATTCGCTTATTTATACGAACAGAAGACTTGACTTATCCTTTGAGTAGTTGCTGTCCTTCAGTACGCAGGTCTTCTTCAAATTCCTGCATATTCAGTCGTGCTAGTTCTGAACGCAGACTTTCCAGTTGAACTTTGTCAACGTTAGACTCAGCAATCTTGTCCTCAAGTTCCCGTATGCGTTTTCTGATTTGTTCTTTATACGACATAATCTTTTTCCTGCTTGAGCAAGCGGTACAGAGATTTGTCATGATGCTTTTGATTCTTCAATTGTTGACTCTCGTACTGCTCACGGTTTTTATGGAATTTAGTTTTCTTTGGCTTTTGAAATTTCTTACCGCCAGACAACATATTTATTGCTCCTAAAAGATAATATCTGCAATGCCATACTCTACCAAATCTTCTGCCGACAACCAGACATCAGTTGGTCGCAGAAACTTTGATTTCACATCTTTGACCGACAGTTTAGAACAGTCGGAAAGAATCTTTGCCATCTTGTCATGATACCTATCACACTCTTTGGCATAAGCCCGCATGTCATGATACTTACCACCCATTTCATCATTGAATTGATGAATCATGATCGTCGTGTTTTTACCTACGGCACGATAACCTTTTTCACCAGCAGCAAATATCACAAATGCAGCACTCATCAAGTTGCCGTATGCAAGTGTACGGACAGGCAAACCTAAACCTAACATCAAGTCCGTCAATCCAATTGCATCACCAAGATTGCCGCCTTCTGAATTGATGTGTAGTGTCAGTGGCTTCTCAATCTTGTTGAACTTGGCATAAAGCAACCAACGTGATGCCGCCTCAATGACTGTTGGCTCAATGCTGCCGGACAAAAAGTGGGCATACTGTTCAAATTGCACTTCGTTTTCTTTGTCGCTCATACCAATTATATGCCGTTCTCAAAATAGATTTTAGGTCGTGCTTGGGTTTGAAATTTAGATATTCTTTGGCGGCATCGGAGTTGGCGACTAGTCTTCGTGGGTCACCCTCTCTTCGTTTACCGATTGTGTATTGAATTGGAACGCCGAGTTCCTGTTTAGCAGCATCAATCACTTGTAGTACAGTATAACCTTTACCAGTTCCTAGATTGAATAGACTAGGTTGATTGTTTCCTTTTTTCTGTAAGTATTCGTCAGCCAGCAAATGTGCTTCAGCAACATCACACACATGTACGTAGTCACGAATGCAAGTACCATCTACTGTTTGATAATCGTTTCCATATACGATGAACTCTTCGTTATTTAGACTTTTGAACATCAGCGGAATCAAATGCGTTTCTGGATGATGATCTTCGCCCATCTCACCTTCGGGATCAGCACCCGCTAGATTGAAGAAACGAAAAATGATTGAATTCACTTTTGCATCACGAATCGCACACTCAGCAGCATACTTGCTGTTGGCATATGGATTGTTGTTATCTATTTCCGCTTTCTCAGAGAGGCTGGTAAACTGAGAACGATAAACGCCGGCAGTAGAAGAATAAACAATGTTCCTAACATTTTTTTCCCTCATTATTTGTAATAGATTAGTAGTGCCGCCAACATTGACATTCCAGAATAATTCTGGATGCTCTACCGACTCACCAACTTCAATACGACCGGCCAAGTGAAATACTACATCAATTTTGTGTTGCTTGAATGGTTGCTCTAAAGTTGATTCACGAACATCACCAATAAAAGCAACATTCCAATAGACCATGTTGCGTGGTGATTTTATGTCAAAGCAGATTGTTGTGTAGCCTGCTTTCTTTAGTGCTTTTGCTAAATGACTTCCAAGATAACCTGCACCACCAGTTACCAATGCTGTTCTCATCTGTCTCTTTCAGAAAGAATAGGGTTTTTAATTGGCCAGTAAATATTGAAACGGTCGTCGTTCCACTTCAAAGTAAATTGAGATTCACGGTCATAGTATTGATCAAGTTTATAACTAAACACACAATGATCTGACATTACCAAATGGGCGTTACCAAAACCTGGCGGCACCAATACTTGGTGTTTGTTTTGATCAGATAGTGTAAACGATTGCCACTGATTATAAGTTTCGGAATCTGGTCTACAGTCCAACACAACAAAGTAAATTGTACCATACAAACACGAAATCAGTTTTGTTGTTTTGCTATCACCATGAATACCACGAAGCACATGTTGGCGTGAAGTAGAAATGCTATCTACGACAAATTGATTCGGTATTTTGTAATAGTTTGAAGCATTGTATGATTCAAAGTTTGTACCACGAAAATCTTCATATATCGTTGGCTTGATAAGCTTTACACCTTCAAGGTCAGTATATTCAATGTTCATCAGCCACTCACAATCGTTATGCCAGGTCCAACAACATACTCTTCTTTGAATTGCTGCTTCCACGGAAAGCCATTCGGGTAATTCTTTTCGTTTTCTGCATTTCCTTTTTCGAAGAAATCGGCTGTGACAGAATTGGGGTTACCGTCCAAACGATAGCATAATGAATATTCTCTTGAGCAAGAATAGTTTGGAAAATATTGTTTAAGTGCATTGAAAAACTGTCGATCTGCACCCCATTGGCCATACCATGCTGCACCAAGTTTACGTGCAATGTCGGCTTTGACCATGAATGATGACGTATCAATATGAAATGCATCTTTATTGAAGTAGATTGGCCATTGACCTAGTGACTCACAGTTATCTTCAGCAACAAAGTTACCTTCTTTGTCAAAGACTTTTCTTAGTGAGTATGCCCAATCAACACCTTTTTTGATTCTCTCCACAAGTTTCTCAACGTGATTAGGCTCAAGCCAATTATCTTCGTCAAGATAACAGATAACATCAGCATTGACAAGAAAACCACATGCAGCATATACACGATGGCCATACCAACCTTTGCCGACATTTTCTTCCAAACGGATTGTTTTGATTCTGGTTGCACCTTCAAGTTGATGCCAGATTTTACTCTCATATTCTTTACCGTCAAGAAAAAGATAATGTGTCAAATCATCGTATGTTTGTTCATCGACAGATTGAACACAATCACTGAGAGTTGTTGCTCCGATTGTTGGTGTTACGATTGCTACTTTCATTTTTCACCTTTTTACCAAAAATTGCATTCCAATTTTGTTCAAACTTTTCTCTTGGCACTTCAATTGGCCTAGGCTTTGATCCTTTTCCACCGTCACTCATGCCATTTCCTTAGTAGCCATGATGACGAATTCCTTTTATCACTTCCACCCACACCATACACAAAGTTTATGTTGGGCACACTAGATTCTGCATTGTTTGTTTCGTTTCGATCACCACCATTTGCAAACCAGATTGAATAGTTTGAAAGCATAGGTAAAACATTACAATAATGGTCCCTCACACGTTCAAGCAAGTCACATGCAGTACCATCAGAATCATCAAACTCCCACACCTCATCAACCCAACGAATTGATTCAAGTATGGCTTTGCGTTCACGAATATCCATGAATGGCTTACCTTTTTTACGTGTGAGCCACGCATCAGAGTTTACACCTACGATAAGTTTGTCACCTAGACCAGATGCTTCACGCAATAAGGCAAGATGACCCGAATGGATGGGGTCAAAGCCACCAGAGACAACGACTATTTTCATATTGCTAAATCAGGAAATGCTTCTCTAACTAAATTGGCAGTAAGTTGTTTTACTTTGAATCTTTTTTGTAGAACATCAAGAATGATAGCAGCCTCATCTTTATGTAATGATTCTACCATAACTAGAATTTGTTGCGTAGTTTTTTCTGCGGTAAAACCCGGTGGACGCATAGGGTGATTTTTGATGAACCGATACATTTTCGGCATCTGTGTGTCAAGATACGCATAGTTCAAACCAGCAGGTTCTTTTGCCGGTCTGTACCGATCTGGCAGCACAATATCAAACTCTATGGTGGGATTGAATACTAATTGAAGAAAGAAACGAAAACGCTCATCACCTTCACGGCGCAGGAGTTGTATTCGTTCTTGTTTGGTTGTTAGTTTTTCGAACTCTTCAAATATTTCAGAGTATAGTTTTTCAGAACTCATCAATTACCTCAATTAGATTTTTAAGTTTGTTTGCAATCATATAATTCATAAAATGCTGTTTGGTATGACCAGCAGCACTTTCATATGTATCTATAATACTTTTCTGAAGTGGTTCTGGCACCTTGGTCAAATCGATCATCATTTCATTGCGCTTGTAATTACGCAGCATTTCACCTTCACAAAATTCTTCAGGTGCTTGATTCAGCCAGTTGATTATCTTGGCTTCTGTAATCGGTCTTTGGCGCACACCATTCACGATGCTATCATCAGCAGAAAGAATGTTAGGTATGCCATCACCCTTATCACCACGAATGATCATCTGCTTTAGTTGCACTGCCGGTAGAGGCTCTTTGATGAACTTCTTGAGTATAGGTGAATACTGTTCAACATTGTCAAACTTTTGCAATTGTGCAAAGTCTTTATCTGAAGATAGGATCATTACTTTCTGGTGTGCTGATTGACGTATCGTCAATGTGGCGATAATATCATCAGCCTCAGCGGTATCAACATCAACGACTTTGTATGGTGAATGTTCTTTCAGTTCTTCTTTGATTTTATGTAAGCATTCAAAGATAGAGTTCCAATCATGACCGGATGCATCACGTGTTTTCTTACGACCTGCTTTGTATTGTGGAAAAAACTCACGGCGCCAATAATTGCGATTGTCACAAGCAATCACAACTTCAGGTCCATGTGTAGACTTGAATTTTTTCACGTAGGTGCGAATCACATTCAATATCATATGTCGCACCAATGCCTCTTCAACCGGCTTTTTAGATGAGCCGATTTGTTCCATCAATGAAGAGATGGCTACCTGATTGTAGTCAAAGATTATCATTTTACATGTTGTCCTAGAATTGCACCTTTGAATAGGAATAAAAATGCAACCCGTAAATGGAATTTAAATTTGCGGTAATAATAACCACGAATCGTCATTTTACAGTTCTCAGTAATATTGTATCAGTGTTGATTCGTCCAGTCAATACTTTTTCAGCGGCACGAATGTCATTTAGCACATTACGCAATGCAACTTTACCTGCTTTCAAAACTTCAGGTATCGTTACACCAGGTTTTCGGAGAGTTTTGCATATTGACTTACTCTCGGCAAAGTTTTGTATCGTAGAACCTTTGATGTTTAGACCAGCAGCATCAGCGGCTTGATAAACACCAAGTTTTTTAGTTTTGGTATTATACACCCATAATGATGATGCACCAATGATTGTCTTGGGATCAATTGATACAAGTTTCAATTCGGCAAAGTCTTTTGCATAGTTTAATTTGGCAATCAATTGATCTGCTGATTTTGTTTTACGTTTTCTTGGCTTGCGTGTTTTCACCGCTTCACCAGCCAGTTTCATACCGTCAACAATTACCTGATCACAGTATGCTATCAGTTTTTTAAGTTGTGTTTTTGTAAAGTTGGAATATGCTTCTTTGACATCAGCATCGGTTGTTGTCAAAACATTATCATACTCTGCACGGCGTGTTTTAAAGTGTTCAATTATGAACTTTGTATGAGCGCCTTTGGCTTCCAGACCCGTCATTGTTGCATAAGGTGAAACATTCGATTTGAACTCGGATGTTATCAATTCATCAATCTGACCTTCCAGTTCTCCGATACACTCACCCGCTTTCCGCTTAATGTGATCCTGAATTGAAACAACGGTAGCAGTTGCTTGTTTGACAACAGGAGTTTCTTCTTGCAACTTCTTGATAATGTCATTGAACCAAGTATTGTTGGACTCGTTCAGGACGCCTCCTAGGCTCACAATACGACAAACGAAGCCGAATGTACTAGGCTGCGATTTTAAGCCGTCAGGCGCTTGGATTTTGAGTTTCTTTTTGAAGTATTCGGTAGCAAACTTTATTGCATCTTTGCTATCACGATTTTGAGCATACCAACTCAGTGCTTGGGTTAGTTGCGTTTGTGACAATTCACCCGAAAACTTGGGTTCTTTGTTATTTGATAATATTGCTTTAATGTCAATTGATCTACTCATAACGTCCTCAGACCGTATTTATTCATCAAACTACAGTATAGCATAAATAGACCGTGACTGTCAAGATTGTCTTTTTTGAATCGGATAATGTTTCTTCCAGGAAAGGATACAAAAGAGACAAATGGATCCGTTTACACTTTTTGCCTTGGCAAATGGTGCAGTTCAAGCGGTAAAAAAAGGTTGTGAGTTATACAAAGAAATTGCTAGTGCCGCTGGTGATGTAAAAGGTGTTTTATCCGATTTAGAAGAGCAATTCAATTCTCGTCATAAAGACAAGCCTCCTACTATTGCTGAAAAAAATCAGTACATAGAAGAAAAAAATCGCATACTTGAGTTAAGTAAGAAACAACCCAACGATGTCTATTCTCAGATAGGGGAAGAGTTGGGCGTTTACTTTGAAAATTATGCAAAGTGTTCCGCTATCTTTGAGGAAGAAGCAAAACACGACGATGAAGTTTATACAGGAGAAGCAAGTCTAGGTAAAAGAGCATTGCAGCGTGTCCTCATGGAAAGCAGATTAGCTGCAATGGAAGCAGAACTTCGTGAACTCATGGTTTACAATTGTCCTCCAGAATTAGGTGACCTGTATACACGTGTATACGCCATGATGGAAAAGATGAAGAAGCAGCAGTCAGTCGCATGGGCAAAAAAAAGAGAAGCCGACAGAATTGCTGCCAATAAAAAAGCAAAAAGACTTAAAAAAATAAGATGTGAAGCTTGGAAGTACGGTATCACAATATTTTTTATTTTGTATCTGTGTGCTTTAGTGTGGGCAGTGTTACAAGTGCGAATCATGGAAAAACCGCATCTTGGTGATTGCCTCATACCAAAAGGCACATGGCCATATGAACACTACAGCAACTTAAAATGGGTTGATTGTGAGATTCATAAAGATGAAGTCAATGCTGAAAATTGAGTTCATTGATAATGAACTTTTTTACTACGTTTTCACAAACGTAGGTAATAATCTAATTCTTGTTACACGTGACGGCAAGTTGGCTACACAGATAAACGCCGCTTTGAAAAACAAAAGAGATGATTCTTCTTTTAGATTGGCGCTGATGAACAAAAGAGGAAAGGCGGCTTGGTAGCCGCCTTTTTACTGATTAGCGGTTTGCGATGTACATTGTGATTTCGAAACCAAAACGCATATCATTCGCTATAGGTGTAGTCCATGCCATGTTACTTCTCCTTATTATTCTGAAAGATGTTTTTCTAATGCTTTTGCATAACGATTGGCATGTGAACGTTCTGCTTTCGCAAGTGTTTCAAACCAATCTGCTACTTCATCAAAACCCTCTTCACGTGCGGTCTTTGCCATACCTGGATACATGTCAGAGTATTCGTGTGTTTCACCAGCGATAGCGGCCTCTAACATTTGTCGTGCAGTCTTTGCTGGCATGTTTGTGCCAGGTTCACCTGCGCCACCTTCAATCAAATATTCCATGTGACCGTGGGCGTGTCCTGTTTCACCTTCAGCAGTAGAACGGAACAGTGCTGCTAGATCATTTTCACCAGCAATGTCACACTGGTTAGCGAAATATAGATAACGGCGGTTTGCCATTGACTCACCAGCAAAAGCCTCTTTTAAGCACTCTGCGGTTTTTGTACCTTTCAAACTCATATAAACTCCCTATAAAATGACTACGATTTATTTAAACAAAAGCACTACTCTAAAAACTCAGTATTTTCTTGATTCTTATCTAATTTTTTCAACGTCCATGAACCATTACCGTTATCAATCCACTTCAGTGTATCTCCTTCTGCCCAACCAACTTCGGCTAGAACTTCATCAGGAAATTCAATAAAGTATTCACCATCTTCGTGTTGTTTTACTTCTAAGGTCCAAGATTTATTCATAATGTAAATATTTGGAGCGGGATGTCAGAATCGAACTGACAACGTAAGATTGGAAATCTCAAGTTTTGCCATTAAACTAATCCCGCTAAAACTATTTGATGAGAATCTCTTTTCGTTCAACATCTTCACCAGATGGGTGATGATATGCAAGATATCCATCTTTATCTTTATATGTTACACCATTCCAGTAATATTGCTTGTTTTTGAAGTAAGCAATGCGTTCATCACTATATTCATTTATGTCAACTTTAACGCAACCAAGCCATTCTTGCCAATTATCATCAGCATATTCAGAAATCTTCACAGCTTCTTCTTCAGATTCCGCTTCGATCACATAAACATTACGAAAAATAGACAATTGCTCAACGATATACTTAGGCATTCTCACTCTCCAACGAAAAATGTACTTCTTTGATTGAATCCCAACGAAAACTACGCCAACCTTCTTTTTCTAAATCATAAACGGCAAGAACTTCGTCATTTTTTGCTTTTCCTGAGCCAACTGTCTCTGGTAGATATTTTTCCATCAGTGTGCATTTCATTGTACGCTCAGTTCCGTCTTTTTTCGTGAAAATAATTTCAACGGATTGATTCTCAAGCAATTCAATCAGCCATTTACGACCAATTTCAGCATCTTCACTGTCACCAGAAAAAACATTTTTAGTATTCATAATTTACTCCGCTAAAGATTTAAGTGCATCGTTCACTTTTTGCTTAAACTCGTTGCCTGTAACAAAATCAAGATACTCAACCCACCAACTTTCAGATGTTTCTGTTTTTTTGACGATACAACCTGACAAACCAGAGCCAACAAGATTTTTTATGTACACAATTGGGTCGCCTAGTATCGCTTCAAACGCATCATCAAACTGTGGCATGCCATTTTCATCTTCTTTGAAGAATGCCATGTGATATTTGTAGCCTAATTGTGATTTTTCAATGGGTTCTGCAAGTGTCCACTCTTCTTTAAAGTTGAAAAACGCTAATTTGTAGTTTCCTTCAAAGTCATCATAGTCGGGAACAAAATAAAAGCCGTCGAATCTACTCATTTCATCGCCAGAAATTGCTTCCGGCTCAACTTTTTGCAACTTTTCATCAGAGGAAGGCATAATTTTTCCTAAAGTTTTGTTTTTCAACTGCTCGGTTATGTATTTTTGTCGCCGAATGCTCAACTTTCATGCGAAACTTCGGCGTGAACAAGTCTTTAGCAACAAAATTACGTGGTTTTCGCAATTTTTGTGATTTTTTATTCATAGAATGTAGTATAAATCAGAAAAAATTGTTTGTCAAGTGGCGGAGAGTACAGGATTCGAACCTGTGCGCCTCTTTCGAAACGGCGGATTAGCAATCCGGTGCATTACCACTCTGCCAACTCTCCTAAAATTACCGCTAAACCATAAAAAAGTACCATGATGAGTGCGACACTAACACCCATAAGCACCCAGTAACAAATAATTGTTAGAATAATTTTTAATGTTACCATATTTTCTTTTATTTTGGTGTCTCAGTTTGGATTCGAACCTTGTCCTAGTGTTGTCCATCTGTACGTCCCACCGTACTGACCGAGACATTTGGTGGAAGCGGTGAGATTCGAACTCACGGACCCATTACTGAATCGCTGATTTTCAAGACCAGTGCCTTAAACCACTCGGCCACGCTTCCAAAACTGGAGCAACGGGTCAGATTCGAACTGACGGCTTTAGGGATTTGCAGTCCCTTGCATTGGACCACTCTGCCACCGTTGCATTATTGGTGCATCGTGATGGATTCGAACCACCGACAACCTGCTTGTAAGGCAGGGATTCTACCACTGAACTAACGATGCACATCGCCTCACACGCTTACTTATATTGGTAGTAGTGGTAAGATTCGAACTTACACCTGACACCGTATGAAGGTGGCGCACTACCATTATGCTACACTACCATTCTGGTTGTCCTGACAAGAATCGAACTTGTGTTATACGATTATCAGTCGTAGGTTCTACCATTGAACTACAGGACAATGGTGGTGCCTGTTGGAATCGAACCAACTTCATCGGTTCTTCAGACCGCTGCAATGACCACATTTGCTAAAGCACCTTACTGCTGGGGTGTCTAACGGGTACCGACCCCGTACCTACTCTTTCACAGAGAGTAATGCTACCACTACACTATAGACACCATTGTTCTGGTAGTAGACCTAGGATTCGAACCTAGCCGTTGCAGCCCATCTGACCACTCTCCAGAGTTTATAAGTCTCCGCCGCACACCAGTGCTGTCTACCATTGGCCCCGATGTACGGACTCGAACCGCAACTTACGATTTTGGAGATCGCAGTGCTACCATTACACTACATCGAGATAAAACTTGGAGCGGGTAGTCAGATTCGAACTGACGACATTTTCCTTGGCAAGGAAACATTCTACCCCTGAATTATACCCGCTACGCTACTAAACTTTTGAAACGATCTGCCGCATAACTTGCAGCAAACGCTTTTGGTTTTATCAATGGTATCACATTACATGTACCACGTACATAACCAATCGCTTCATTTACCACACACGAACTACCATGCATCTCACTTGGGTTGATATCCAAATGAATCTGTATATCATGCGGTATTACTTCATACAATTTCAAATACAAATCTGCTACTTTATAAACTTCATTCATCAAACGAAAACGTGGTCGACTTTTCTTTTGTTCGAAATCACGTTCACGCTGTACAGCACCAAATATCTTACAACCATGACGACCATCGATATGAACGACAACAGCCAAAATGTAGTCAGCATACCATTCACCCCCAATCTGAAATCGTTCAGAATCGGCGCCAACATACACTTTTGTATCTGGACCACATGTATCAAGAAATGCGGCAACTTCGTTTACATCAATTTCTTTTTTCACGTTTCACCTATAAATGGTTGCAGAGGCAGGATTCGAACCTGCGATTCTCGGCTTATGAGACCGAGCGGATGACCACTTCCATACTCTGCGATAGTCTGGTGCTGGAGGTGAGACTCGAACTCACGGAGGTTTTACCCGCTTGCTTACAAGGCAAGTCCAATTGCCGCTATGGGACTCCAGCATTAAATACTTTGGTGGAGATATTCGGATTCGAACCGAACTGTATTCTTCATTGCAAGTGAAGTGACCACCCCAAGCAGTCCCTATCCCCATGTTTCTTTTAAAAACTCTGTAATTCTATTACTAACTTTTTCTGACTTTTTTCTATGTAACAAATAATGATGATTCGGACACAAAAACACCAAATTTTTTACATCATTATTACTTCTGTTTTCATCTATGTGATGAACTTCAACTATTTCATCAAAACCACACACAATACATTTTTCTTCGTAGTATTCTTTAGCAATACTTGTATATGCGGTTAATCCGTATTTGTCTCTTTTGGCTTTACCACCTACACTATTAGCACATTTTCTAGAACAAAAATATTTTTTTTTACTTGGAAATAGGTATTCTCTTTCTTCCACAAAAAAATCTTTTTCACAACAGTCACAAGATACTGAAATTTTTGTTAATTTACCATACTGTTCATCATGTCTTTTTTTCAAAGCGGATAAAACATTTTCAGTTTTTTTATCCGGATTATATCCACACCATCTACTGTGATTTGCTTTTTCACTGGTAGATTTAAAATCAAACTCTTTTTTACAGTGTTTACAATTCCACATAAAATACTCCTATATTTTGGAGTATTTATAAATCGCAAGTTTTTGCGATTGTTTTATTTTCCATATTGAAACATACTGCCTTTGCGACACCTCTTCATAGAAGACTCCAGCAATGCAGAACGACTCAGCGGTCTTCGCAATATGTTTCAATATGGCCGGTCCTGAGAGAATCGAACTCCCACCTGCGGGTCCGTAGCCCGCCGTAATCATCCATTTTACTAAAGACCGTTGGTGGGTACCCAGGGATTCGAACCCCGTATGCCTGAGGCGACAGATTTACAGTCTGCTGAAGTCACCAATGCTTCTCGGCACCCATTCACTGGCAGGGGATGTAAGAATCGAACTTACGACAACGGAATCAAAATCCGTGGTTATACCATTTAACTAATCCCCAACATTTACTGGCTGCTCAGGTTGGGCTCGAACCAACGACACACGGATTAACAGTCCGCTGATCTACCGACTGATCTACTGAGCAATAATTCTGGCGACACTTACGGGATTCGAACCCGTGATCTCTGCCGTGACAGGGCAGCGCATTAGGCCAGCTATGCTAAAGTGCCACATTGAAGCACACTATGCCATACACCTCGGACTCTTAGTAATGTGCTTCAATATGGTGTCTGCTGTTTACACAGACCAACGAATCCCGATCCTCCCCTACTGCAAATGTTGGGTACATATCACGCTGTTTGCAACCATATTGAAACACACTGGGACTCCATTGGAGTGAATTATCCTCGGAACAACCCTCAGAACCAATGTGCTTCAATATGGTAGGTGCGGTGGGATTCGAACCCACGACTCTCAGATTAAAAGTCTGATACTCTAGCCAACTGAGTTACACACCCATAATATAATTGGTACACCCAACCGGATTCGAACCGGTGTTACTGCCGTGAAAGGGCAATGTCCTGACCACTAGACGATGGGTGCATCTCACAAATTTTTTAAAGATCAATCAACAAACAACATTCTACAGAAACATCAAAACTTTGTCAACTACTTTTTGGTCTGAGTGGAGAGGATCGAACTCCCGACCTCCTGCTCCCAAAGCAGGCATTCTACCAGGCTGAACTACACTCAGCTAAAAACAAAAAACCCCGAAGCCTTTTAGATTTCGGGGTTTGTATACAGTTCGAACTAAACTACAATCTATACACAAACCTCCGATGCGGGCGCCCATGATCCATTGTCGCTAAATGTGCGATACTGTGGGCATTCCTTCGTAATGTGTATTAGTTTGTTCATAACTCTATATATCCCTCTGAACGCCTCTAAAAGTCAATTCACTAATAAAAAGTTTTCGTATGCGTTCACTAATGTGAATTTGAGTTTCAAGTATAGCCTCAATGTGTTCTGTTGTCAAGTCTTTGAGTGGTACAAAAGTCAAAGGCTGACGACCACCTTTACCACGTGTGCCCCACTTGAATACTTCCCGAATTAGAGCATATGGTGCATCATCATACACCGACAGTTCCTCATACGGTGCATCATCATGTACATTTCGACGCAGATACTCCAGTCCACCATCGACCATGTATTCTTTGCCATTTGCATCAACATAGGTCACATAGTCGTGGCGATGCCTAGATTCAAGAATCGTACCGTCAGGTGTACGAATACGATTCGCTACGATTCTTGCTTCACTCATCACTGTATACACCAACCTTCATCAATCAAGGCACGTGCAGTTCGTCCATAGGAACCCTGCAATTGCCACACAAGTCCAGAATCAATCAATTCTTGAAAAAATTCAATTGTTTCATCAAAGTGCAACTCACCTGCTTCATAAGCAATCATTTTATCAATCTGATCCATATTACGCCTCCAGAGCATAAGGTTTGTTCCACTTACCAATGTTTACATCAATGTACCAACCAACATTGAAGTAATCAACTTGTGCATCAGACTTATCCCAGTTACCAGCATTCATCGCCGGAATCACTTCAGACAGAAAGAAATACGCATCACCATTGAAGTGATTTTTGTAGTGATAAGGATTCACTTGAATACCAAACTTCTCAGCATCGGCACGTGTTTGAGGAGAATCACCATAATCACCAATAAAGTCTACTTTACCAGACTTCACATTCAGTACCAGCGTAGAATGATTGCGAACCGCAAGGCTTGCTTTCACGCCGTACTTTTTGCAAATTGCTTTGATCTTTGGTGCTAACTTAGACTTCAATTCTTGAGATACGTAAGCCATCACAAAACTCCATATAATCAATCAACATGTATAATTATAGATGAAGTGCGGCACTTTGTCAACTGTTTCTTTTTAGCAACTTTTCTATCTCATTGTTGTCAAGTTGGAAATGCTGTACAATGTCATCCCAGAAATCTATTGCCAAATAATCTTCTGGTGTATTTTCACCCGTTTGATACACTTGATATATTTCTGATAACAAATTCAGAAGACTATTTCGGTCAATCACTTGTTCGCTGATCATAACGCTCCTTGATAAGTTCAACTAGTTCAGGATTACGATATTCATAATTATCTGGAATCTGCAAATCAATGATAGGCTTATCAACCATCCACTCCATCATCTTGTTGCGTACCCAGAGTGCATGTTCAGTATCAGCACACACGACCTCATCACACCACATCAGCAAATCTTCGGTAACAGGAATCAATGCATAGCCAGCAGTACCGGCCGACCGTGTATTGAAGTTATACGGTTCAGCAGATAAAACGTGCGCCATCGTAGGCGACCGGAGCATATTAGCCGAGCAGACCGTCAATACTTTTTTGTAGTCGCCTTGAAATCTATTTGAGTGTACACCGTAACGTACCATCACTCTTCCTCTTCTCCGTTCTCTGCTTCCCATTCACGTTTCCAGTCCGAGATGCCATACATATCATTTAGTTCATGTGGCAGTTCTTCTTCAATTTCATCAGCGGACAAGTCTGCATATTCATAGCATTGATCGGTCCCATTGTCATAGTTACCCGCAAAACACATACCAGGCTCATTGTAGAATGCTTCGACACCCCAACCTTGCTCAGTCAGATAATCATACAATGCGATAGGTGGGCCCCAGGCTGTTTCAAAATAGACGGTGAGATTTTCATCATCATGCCTTTCCCAATCGATAATGCTTGCATCCCACTTGGTGCCCCAATTATTCAGTGACCAATCATATTCCCATTCACCAGATGGATTAGGCCGTAAGTGTTCGAACAAACAACCAGCATATGCGCCGTCATCAGTTCTTTTGAATAGTTCATTCTCAACACCATCCAACTTGGCTTTGTCTTCACTTGAAAGCCGTAATGTATTGTCGCACCAATTAGGCATAATAACTCCTTAAAAAATCCCGGCCGAAGCCGGGACAAAAACATTAAATATTTTCTTCTTTAGCGATCCAATATGCACGTTTGAAGTCTTCGAGATTCATTGTACCCATCTTAGCATTAATATCTTTGTGTATCGCTACAATGTTAGCAACGGTCGACGAACCCCCTTCAGAGTGTGCTTTAATGTGACCAGCAACAGCATCAGCAAAGTTCAAAGGCTTCTGTGTAACATCACACTTTTTACCTTGCTTGATCCAAATTGTCTCTAAAAGATCACGACTAATTGAGCGATTTTTATCTTTTACGACAATCAACATCTCAATTGGCACATAATGCTTTTCAAGAGATTCTTGCAACCACTCAACAGTATCGGTTACTTTCTTCAATACGCCATACTCACCGAGAAAACCTTTCATTGCTTCGGCTTTTGTGCGGTCACCCCATACGATTTCGTTGACCCATGGACCATTTTTCGAACCTGCACCAACAAAATCATCAAGTGCTGGTTTGAAATTTGAATAGAACACTTCAAAGTCAGCAATTTTCCATGAACCCGCATACTCTTTTTCAAGATACGCATAGATTCGTGTCAACATTACGGCTTCACGTAGTGTAAGACCCGCACCATTTGCAAGTTTTTTACGTGTCTCTGCATATTTTTGTATAAAATTCAATCCAGCCTTGAGTTTTTTTGCTGCATCAGCCGCCAGCGCAGGATTTTTTACCCACTCACCATCATCTGGATCACCCAAAGTAACGTACATATTCTCCAATTCATCATTTGAAGCGGTCTGTACACCATTATCTTTGATCAACACACACAAAAAACGTGCAACAAACTCATCAAACAACAAACGACTTGGTGTTACTTGCCAAAAAACTGGCTTCTCTTCATCTTTTTTCGTAAAAGTTGTCACGAAAAGTGAGTGAGGAACATTGTTCAATTGTGGAATAGCACGTGCAGTTTCACGAACCAGCTTTGCTACCAGATTATCTTCAAAAGAATTCAACATCTCTTGAAAATTTACCTGCGTAGATTTGTTACGCAAGCGGAAAAGATAGCCGGCTTGTGCGTCAGTTGTCGATTTGTCGTAGATAACCAAACGCAATGTGTAGTTTAAAAGATAATCTTGTACGACAGTTGGTAGTTCACCGTATGTCAATTCAGAAATATCATAGGATTTGTTTCCAATGTACACTTCCAAATCATATGGAAGGCGAAATTTGTTGTTTATGAAATCCCAAATGGCACGTTTGCGGTGTCCACCATCGATTGAGCGATACTCATGTGTCACACCAGGAATATTTTTGACCATATGGCGCAGTGCAATTTCGCAGATATCACCACCTTCAAAGATGGAACGCATAATTGCTTTTGATTTTTCACGCTTACGTGATTCAACCGAGTTGCGCTGTCCGACGGGATTCATATCGACGGTACCAGCACGTGAGATAAACTCTTGAATGGTCCACTCTGCACGTGACCATGTAGGTGACTTTGAACGAGTCATTTTTACTTCTCCTATCAAATTTAAGTTAATTTACTTGTATGTCCTCAGACACGGGTACTACAATAAACAGTATAAACGAGAATGCTAGGTTCGTCAATACTGAATTTCTACATTTGCCATATATCAGAAAATCGATGAAAGTGCCGCAGCACCGTTCATTGCTGAAATGATCAGATAGACAAATGCCCAGCCGGGTCGCCCTTCATCAGCAGCAACCGTAGACATATTCCAAAAAAGAAATACAAACAAAAACTGTAAAGCAAAAAGTATGGTGCCCATATCATTCCAATAGTGTACGACTTTCACGATCCCAGAAAAACTGCACAGCCCTTTTAGCAGATTCGAGATTGATGTACTGACCCAGATGCTTTTCATCTTGTACAGTAAACGTATACTCACCCACGTACACTAAACCAATCCAAACTTCTTGGAGTGCAATTTTACTCACGGCCCCAACAATCTTACCAGTCGAGGTGTCATAATAATAGTATTTCTCAGAATACCGTTCCCAGTCATATTCTTTCATTGGCGAAACACCAGACTTTGCGTGATGGTATCAGTCACAGAACAAATAAAATATGCTACATCTTCACCATAGAGATTTTCCTCTATATTGACAAACTTCACTTCACTTGTCAAGTGTTCATTCCCACACTCACGACATCTCACCACAAACGATTCATTCATTAAGCGATTCCAGTCCATTGCAGACGATTCAGATAAGTGCCGGCATCATACACATTACCACGCACAAAGTTCTTGGCTGGTGCTTTCCATGAAGCTGCTTTCCAGATGTTACCCGTTTCTTTCTCCACGAACGAGTGTACCGAACGTGAGCCACCCGACGAGATTTTCACGACCTTCACGTATTTCGAACCAGGCTCAAATTCGACACCGAACTGTCCGATATCCGAGATACCGGCATCACCACACCATTTCACATAATTCGCCACGATGCTATCTTTGTAACCAATCAGCGCAACAGCCAATTCATTCTTTACCATGTTCTTCTCCATTACAAAACAGTTTCACAGTATTTGTATTTCAGCAACTCAGCGGTATCATTATCATACAAATAACTTAAAGTTTTCCACACAGAGTCTTCAACATTGTTGAATTCTCGAAAACCGGTATAAAGATTTTTGAAATACATCTCATCACCACGTGCTTCAGTATAAGCCTCAGCACGTTTTAGAAATTCAAACTTGTTCATCACGCAAACTCCATTTCAAGTTCTTTCGGTGAATAAACAATGCAGCCATCGTACTCTAACTGGCTACGCTCATACTCGGTCAGATAGTCATCCTCGACCAACACAAAATCAACCACAGTCTCACGGAAGTAATCATTCGAGACCTCGACCTGCGCCTTCACTTCTTTGAGTATGCGGAGCATTTGTGACTTGTCCACATTCTTTACAACATACTCATCACCACCCTTGGGTTTGAAGTATGCATCGGCACCCGTACCAATTGAACCGTCTTCACGCCACGCATAGTTCTCAAAGACCTGTGTAGTAAATATTGCTTTCATGACAACCCCATTTCTCACTCAACAGACTATAGTATAATCGAGGTACCGCACTTTGTCAAGCAGTTCCTAGCCGTTCCTAGCCGTTCCTAGCCGTTCCTAGCAGTTCCTAGACCACGAGGAATATCGTTGCAATTGCTGCAACAAGCAGTACCAGCGGCTTGCATATAAACTTGATAACAGACCACACGATTTTAAAGAAAGCCATTGTCACAAGAACAATAAAACCTATTGCCAAAATGCTCATGAATATTCTTCCTATAAAGTCATGTGCTATGTACAAAGTGTACCACAGAAACTCAATAAAGTCAAGTGGATTCATGTTGCTTCTTTGCTATGGAATGATAGTATTCCAGCCAGCCATCGTTACCATTGTGATAATACAGAAACACAGTGATTGCTAGATTGACAATCAGAAACAGCAGAATGGTACCAAGGGTTATCAGCATGATTTTGGCGCAAAAAAAATTTTACCGTGATTCACTGTACGTTTCCGCATTTTACCACAGAGAAGATTGTTGCTCGATAAGGTTGCTTTCGAATAGCATGTTCCTTTTGATTGTAGCTTTTTTGTAGTATACTGGCTGTAGCCCCCCACCCCTATGCACCTTCGGGCCCGCCGTACATCTCCAGTATATTTGCGACTGTAATCGCCGCTAGCCCCAGGCGGTCAGCAATTGCTATCACGCCCAGACCCGCATCACTGAGTTCTAGAATTTCAATTACCAAGTTCTTGTAGTAACCCACTGATTTCCTCTTCTTCTGCATATTGATTAATCACCGGTGGCTTACGTGCATTGGCATTCTCCCCATACACTGTAACGTCACCGTTCTTTCCGCCAGCCTGCATTGTACGGGGTGCCATGTACGTACTGAATTCCTCTACAGCAGCAGCCACCTCAGCATCATTGAATAGGGCTCTTTTCACACAAAGACCTTTCGTGGATACCCAGTAGCAAACCCACCGGTGCCCTTTACAAAGCCCTTGCTGGACTTAGCACGGCATACTGGCTGCTTTGCTTTACGTGGTTTGAGTACAGTAGCACCCAGGCCCTTTGTTGCTTCTGCTACGTCGGCAGCAGTAAATTGTGCTTTGATCATATTATAATTTCCATG